CCGCCCCCACCCCCACCCCCTCCACCACCGCCACCAGCGGGCGAGCTCATCCCGTGCTTCACCGCGAGCCCGATGACCGCTACCACCGGCCAGTCGATCTCCTTCGATTCATCCTGCTCGAGCGGCCCGATCGCGTGGCGCGAGTGGAATCTGGGCGACGGTACGATCGAGACGGACCGGGTGTGGCTGGATCATGCCTACTTGACGAGCGGAACGAAGACGGTCCGCCTATTCCTCTCCAAGACGACGGGAGGCTTCGGTCCGAACGTAGCTCACGAGGTGACGATCACCGGGACAGCACCACCGCCTCCGCCCCCGCCCCCGCCACCACCGCCACCACCGCCACCACCGCCACCACCTGACTGCCCAACGTGCCCGGACCCGCCGGCCTGTGATTCTTGCTGCAAGCCCTGCGTCCAGCCCCCGCCGTGCCAGGCGAGCGGCATCGAGGCAAGGACGGTAGTCGGCGGGATCGAGTTCCGCGCCACGGTCTCCGGCCCGGGCTGGCTGGCGTGGTCGTGCGCTCCGCCCGAGACCCTCCAATGGGTGAGTCAAGCGGCCGAGCTGACGTGCTCGGTCTTCGATGGGCGGGTCTACCCCGCGCCCTACGATAGCTTCTGGTTGTTTTGCAGTTCAGCGAGCGACCAGGCGTTCGAGACTCAGATCTGGATCGAGGAGCTAGCCTGCGGCTTCGCCTTCGTGAATCCGGCGCGTCATATCTTCGGAGCCGAGCGAGGATATCAGTGCGCGGCTGCTGGTGAGTCATCGAAGCGGCCGACAAGACGGGACCGGAAGACGCTCAAGGCCCTGGAGGCGAGACGATGAGCAAGAGTGACGACAGTTTCCTCGGGGCTGCCGCGGTTCTCGCGTGTCCTGCCGCGTGGCCCGGCCTCGCCTTCGTGACTGGCTGGCTCGGCACCTGCCTGATCATCGCCGGGAGCGCCGAGCTCGCGGGCGTAGCGGCGCGGGCGGTCGGGTTGATGCCGCCGAGGGAGTGACGATCGAGCTCTTCGAGCGCACGCTCTTGATCTCGCCTCACGCGGACGATGAGACGATCGCCTGCGGCGGGGCCACCGGCCGGGCCGAGATTCGCCTGCGCGATCGGCGCCCGCCGGCCCCAACCGTCTGAAATCCGGTCTCCGGCCCAGCCCGGGCAAATTATTTTCGCCACGGAGAGCGCGGAGATCCGCGGTTTTGACCCCGCGGGCCAAGAAACTTGAAAAAAATACTAGACTTTCCCCGAAAAGGTCTATAGACTTTTCAAGTCATGAGCGACCGAGACAACCGAGACTAAGCCGATATGGTGAGCAACCGTCACCTCGGTGAGAGCGCGAACGCGGCGGGCCGCCCGAGAGCGGCCCGGATCGACAAGCTCGCTGGCGAGACGATCCAGGCGGCGTTTTTTTCGCGCTAGGGCAGTCGGTCTTTGAAAACTCCCACCGATCGAGAGCCCGCGCCGGCGGGCCGTGTCGATCTACCCACAGTCGAAACCTGAAGCGCGCCGCGAGATCGCAGCGCCGGGTCGCCGCGAGGTTTGCCGCTCGCGGCCTGATGAAGACAGGCCACACGATAAATCGACCGCGCCCGCGAGGGCGAGAGGAGCGAGCAAGATGAACATCACACCGTTTCCGCCGCGTAGTCGTTACGCATTTCCGCCTCACCCGCCAGAACTTGTCGAGCTGGTCTTTGCCGTTTTCGCTCGCGAAGGGCACCTGACCCAGCCCGTGATCGGCGAGACCGGCTCCGAGATTCACCCTGCGCGACCGTTGCCGCGGAGTAGCGGGAGGGGCCAGCGCAAGCTCGCCGTCATCCTCGACCGGCTCCTGGCTGGCTATTCTGATCCGGACGCTGAAGAAGCCCGTCGGCTGATTCGATACACCGACGATCCTTGCAAGTGCGGTGCGCTGACGATGACCGTCTTCGCCGGCGCCCCGGGCACCGGCCGAGCGACCGTCTGCTCGAATGGCCACACGATCGATAGCACGATTCGGGAGCTGACTCCGGAGGAGTGCCGATGATCACCACGATCAACCCGGTTACCGCCCGAGCCGAGTGGCTCAACTCGCCGGCCCGTCTCGAGATCGAGGCGGACGGCGAGACCTGGACCGTCCCCTGCCCGCCGCGGCGCCGAGCAGCGGCTCTCGAGCTTCTCGAAGACTCCTGGCCCGTCGACCTCGAGCGCGTGGAGGCGGTCGCCGATCCCCGCTACGACTTCGATTGGGCGCGCGGCGCCCGGACGGTCGCCGAGATCGACGAGCTGGAGACGGCCGAGCGGTCCCTCTTCCTTCACCTCATCGACCTCGAGATCGAAGAGCGTGAACTCGAACGCCTCGAGCGAGAGGCCGAAAAGCACGAAGCGGCGCAGACCGAGCTGCTCAAGGGCGAGCTGCGGGGCGCCGGTCGCGATCTCGCCGGCGACTTGACGAGATGGGGCCAGGCCGAGATCGTGGCCGATGCGGCGCTCGACGTCGCGCAGGGCCTGGCCTTCACCGGACAGCTGCTCGGCCTCGTCAACACCGAGGTCGCCGCCGACATCATCTACGACGCCGCGGTCAACGAGATCGAGCGCCGCAAAGAAGCCTGACCGTTGCAACGAGCCCTCGACACGCGAGGGCTGCATGGAGCGTTCAAGCCCCAACAACCAAGGAGCGAGCACATGAAGACAGCAACCATCCCCGAGACCACAGACAGTTTCAAGCGCCGCCAGGCCGCCATTCTCGATCTCGAGCGCATCGAGGTCGGCGACACGGTCGTCATCGAGCAGCGCTACCGCAACCAGGAGCAGCCGGAGCGCACGATCCACGTGGTCACCAAGGTGACGAAAAAGCAGATCGTGATCGACGGCGGCGGCCAGCGTTTCAACCGCGAGACCGGCGAGCGGATCGGCGGTCACCGCAGCACGTCGACCTCGATTCGGCTCCCCCGCGAGGGAGAGATTGACGAGATCGAAGAGGACATCACCGCCAAACAGCAGGCGCTGCGCGCCGAGCGTCAGGAGACCGCCGCCCGTCGGGCCGGTCGATTCGAGGGTCAGCTGTTCAAGGCGGCCAGGATGATCCAGAAGACCGCCGGTGAGGACGACGGCCTACAGCACGTCAGCTTTCAGCTTGATAGCCTGGGCCGCGACATCGAGAGCGCGCAGGGCCGGGTTGTTCAGATCGCCGAGTGGATGCGCGATGACCTCGAGCGTCTGACGCGCGACCTCGAGGCGGGCCGCTGGTGCACTCAGACTGACCGCGGCGCCGATCTCGCGAAGGCCATCGCCGAGCTGCAAGCCGCGATTGAACACGGTAAGACAACGCTCTACATGGTCAGCAAGCTCACCGGCATCGAGCGCGACGCCTTCAAGGTCGCGAGCCCGGATGAGCTTCTGCGGCCCGAAGACCGGACGCATGACGACGTCGTCGACGAAGAAACCGCTGGCGCGAAGGTGGCGTCTTGAGCCGGCGATCGAGCGCGCGCCGGCGCCTGCTCAACACCCTGTCGGTGATGAAATCGATCACCGTCCGAGAGGGCGACGCCGAGCACCGTGCCGCCAAGCAACTGGAGACCGAGAGCCGCGTCACGATTCGCAGCGACCGCGACTACCAATACCTCCGGGTGGCCCTCAAATGACCGCCAGAAAGAGGAAGGGCCGGCTCCAGATCTGGTTTGGCCAGGAAGAGGAGCCGCGCATTGACCGGGTCTTGAGCTGGGAGAAGGCTCTCGAGCTGAAGACGAAATCGATGAACTGGAAGGGTACGACCGAGGCGTTTCTGACGCCGATCACCAACCACCGAGGAGCGAGCAGATGAACGAAGACTTCATGAAGCGGAATCCACACGCCAAAGCAGCGGCTCTGATCGAGGGCCTGACCGAGCTGCTCATCGAGCAGATGATCGAAAACCACCACCTGCGCGACGGCCAGAACGAGGCCGGCGCCCGCCGGGAGGCGCTCGTCGACCTCCGCCGGGCTGTGAGTCGCATCTCGGTCGCTCGTCGATCGTTCGGACCGCAGCTGTGCCTGGTGGTCTCTGACCACCTGACCGCGCTGATCGAGGCGGCGGACGCCGCGGCCTACGAGGCGGCCGGAGACGAACTCAGACTGCCTGCTGAGGACGACTCCGAACCGCCTTTCCCTCCATCTCGCGATGCGCCGGCGCGCCTCTCCGAGGTGACCCGTCGACCGGCTCACCCTCGCGGTGAGTCGATGCTGGAGCGGGCGACCCGCCAGGACAACGATTCCGCCTTCTACAGGAGCTGATCATGAAGACCACCGGACTAGACGCAGAGACTTTCGCGCTCGAAACGGGCGCAGAGACCAAGCTGGAGGGAAAGGGCCGCGGAGCCTGGGGAGAGGTCAAGGTGCCCGATCGCGGCGTCGTCGCCTTCTCCTCATCGCCCGGCGGTTGCACTCTTCAGATTCGCAGCAGCGGGGCGACAACCGATGGCGGGAAGTCCCGGCGTGCGTATTCCGTCGCTTGGCTCGACGCCGAGATGGCCGACGATCTTGCGCACTGGCTATCGGCCTGGGCTCGCGAGAACCGCGGGCTCGCCGACGCCGCCGCGGCGAGTGACGCCGAGCTTGAAGAAACCATCACGCCTCACGGCGAGTTCAAGATCTACACCAACTGCCGCGGCTACGCCTTGGACGGCGGCCTCGACGGCTGGTGCTGGCAAGCCTGGTCGGGAGAGCTGATCGCCTACGGCCGCACCGAGGAATCGGCGATCGAGCATCTGAGGGAGAAGAGAGCGCAACGCGCCGGCGAAGGGAGTCGGTCATGAGCACCCAACCGAAACACGGCGGCGCCCGCCAGGGCGCCGGCCGTCAACCGCTCGCCAAGAAGGGCCTCCAGTGCACGATTCCGGCCGACACCCTCGAGCGGCTCAAGACCTTCACCTGGGACGCTCGCGTGCCCCGGAGCAACGGACCCCTGCCCCCGATCGCCAATCGCCGGCCGACCCAGGGCGAGGTGACCGCCGCCGCCCTGGAGATCGCGCTCGAGGCGCAGGCGCCGGCGGCCCGCGCGCAGCTGTTGACCGTCCTCGAGATGATCGAGGACGTCACGCTCGCCTCCGGCGAGGACGTCACGCTCGCCTACCAGCTGATCGCTCGGCTGATTCAGCCGCTGCCCGAGAGGGTACGGATTCCGACCATGAGGGAGGTGAGCTCGTGAAAAGGCACGAGCGAGCTGTGATGGATATCGCAACTGCCCGCTATAACGGAACCCGCTACGACTTGACCGTGACCGCCCACCGCGGGACGGGGCGCGGTAGCCACCACACGACGAAGGTTCCATTCACTGTCATTTCGTGGGAGACCGGCGGCGACATCGATCCGATGACGCGAGGGACGGCCTACATCCCGGTAGGAACGAAGGGCTACCCGGACGGACTGGTGCTGGCCCATATGAACACCGCCGGTCACGGCCATCACGAGGCTACGCTGCGAGCGATGGTCGACCAAGGCAACGACGAAGTGATCCGATAGTCCCAGCCCCGACCGGGCTCTCTCCCGGTCGGGGTTTTTTTGTGCGTGCTATCGTGGGTCGATGGCGAAGAGAGGCGGATCTAAGCGGTCGCGGATGCAGCTCGAGGTGGATCGTCTCACCGCCGTCCAGCTCTCGGCCCGCGGCTGGGGCCCTGCGGAGATCGCCGCCCATATCAACGAGCTGCCGGCCATCGAGAACCTGGCCGCCGGCAGCCCGCCTCGGCCGCCATCGTCCCACGTCAGCCGTCAGGCGGTGGGGCAGGATCTCAAGGAGGTCTTCGAGCGCCTGGCCGAGGAGCAAATCGGCTCGCTGCGGGCCTCGCTCGGCTCCCAGCTCCAGAAGGAGCGGACGCTACGTCGCGAGGCCTGGGAGGAGTACGAGAGGTCGAAAGAGAACTACCAGGGCGGCTCTGACGTCACCAAGGAGCTCGTCGGCACGGTGCCGGATCCGGACCCGGCGCTGATCCGTCGACTGGCGGCCGCAGGCGCCGATGAGCAGGTTCTGGCCGCGGCCCGTGAGACAGCGGATCCGGAGGTGGTGCTGTCTCACGAGCGGCGCGTCACGCGCAAGGTCGAGGGCCGGGTGGGCGACCCGCGGTTCCTGGCGATCATCGCCGGCTGTCACCAACGGGAGATGGAGCTCCAGAGGCTGAATCAGCCGTCGATCTGGGCGCGGGCCATGGTGCCGAAGACCGCGGCGGCCCGCGGCCGGCTCAGAAATGGGAAGCCGAAAGCCGCGGTCAAAGCCCTGCTCATCGGCTCGACGGCCGCCGAGAGGGCGATTGTCGCCGCCCAGGTCCAGGCCCTGGATGAGGTCGAAGATCTGTCGAGGGTGCACGCCGCGCTGGCCGAGGGCGACGCCGCGCGCATTCGCTGGGCCGAGCTGCGGCTCAAGGCCGGCGAGCGCCGGATGCGCCTGTTGGGCATCAAGCCGCCGAGCCCGGATGATCCCTTGGCGGGCGGAGACGGAGACGATCAGGTGATCGAGGTCACGGTCATAGAGAAGTCGATCGCGCCGTGAGAAGAAAACTCCTACAGGGGTTCGAGGTTGGCGCGGCTGCTCGAGGAGAGGTCATTCTTCAGCACGCGGTCAAACCGCTGCCGGCTCCGAAGATATCCTTCAAGGCGGTTTGCGGAGCAAAGATCGTATGCCGTCGATTGGAGTTCAACCCTACAGATCGACGAGCGTGTTTTCAATGCAGCGCTCGTACCGGAACTCTCTACCTGCGATCCTCCTGAGATCTTCGTTCTCCCCACCCTCCCGCACTCCCTCCGGCGATCAGCGACCGGCGGCCGGGCGATCGGCCCCGCGGCCGAGGTCGGCGCGGGAGAGGTCGTAATATGCTTTCCTTCCTTGCAAGGGACCCGCCGCGATGCCCGGAGAGGGTGAGCGGGCTCGAGGCCCGACATTTGCTACTCCCCTCTCCGGGCCGGGTAGACTGCCTGGGTGAAGATCGAGTTTCCCCTCTGGCCAAAGCAGATGCTGGCCTTCCGATCGCCGGCGACCGAGCTTCTCTACGGCGGAGCGAAGGGCGGGGGCAAGAGCTACCTCATGAGGGTCTGCGCCATCTGCTGGTGCATGACGATTCCCGGGCTCCAGGTCTACCTCTTCCGGCGCACGTCGCCAGAGCTCCGCAAGAGCCATCTCGAGGGACCTACGTCATTCGAGAACCTGCTGGCGCCGCTCTTGGCTTCCCGACGGGTGACGATCGTCGCCGACCAGATCAGATTCTGGAACGGCTCGCGCATCCACCTGGCGCACGCGCAGTACGAGCACAACCTGTCGAAGTACCGCGGCGTGGGCATCCACGTGCTGATGATCGACCAGCTCGAGGAGTTCACCGAGCCGATGTATCGGCTGCTGCGGGCCGAGGTCCGGATGGCCGGGATCAAGATCCCGTCGGAGTCGAACCTGCGCGGCAGATTCCCCCGCGTGCTGTTGTCCGACAACCCGGGCGGGGTCGGCGACGGCTGGATCATGCAGCAATTCATCGACCCGGCGCCCGAGCTCGAGATCTGGGAAAGCCCGGCCGGCTTCAAACGCCAGTTCATCCCCGCGCTGCTCGAGGACAACCCGTCGATCGAGCTCGAAGATCCGATGTACCGCCGGCGGCTCGAAGACCTCGGCAACCCGATGCTGGTCGAGGCCCTGCTCCTCGGCCGCCGCGGGCTGGTGGCCGGATCGTTCTTTTCCGACGTCTGGAACCGGCCCGACTACCAGATCCTGAAGCCGTTCAGCGTTCCGGCCGGCTGGTGGTGTTTCGCGTCGTTCGATTGGGGCTCTGCATCGCCGGCCTCGCTGGGGATCTGGGCGGTGGCCAACGGCGAAGAGGTCACGATCGCCGGAGATCGCCGATGGTTCCCGCCGGGGTCGATGATTCGAATGGACGAGCTCTATACCGTCGTCGAACACGACGGCAAGGTGGAGCACAACGTCGGCCAGCGCCTCACCAACGCCAAGCTCGGGCTTCAGGTCGCGGCTCTGGCCGCTCCCTACCAACCACGGTTCATTGCCGCTGATCCCCAGGTCTTCCAGGAAATGGGCGGCCCGTCGATCGGCGATCAGATGATCGAGGCGGCGCAGGCCAGAGGCTACGGCCTGCCCCTGGTGAGAGCCGATAACGCCCGGGTGCCCGGCTGGCAGAAGGTGCGCAAGATGATGCATCAGAGCGCGGCAAACCATCCGGAGGGAGCGGGACTCTGGGTGGTCGATACCTGTCGGCACTGGATGAGAACGATGACCGGCGTTCAGAAGGATCCGGCCCGTGGCGGCGAGGATCTGAAGAAAGAGGGCGAGGATCACTGCGCCGACGACACGCGCTATGCGGTCATGATGGTAGATAGTGGTAGGCTCGAATCCGAGCCGCTGGACTTGTACTGAGGAGACGCTTATGGCCGAGATCGCCGACAGGCCGGAAGACTCGATCGACTACGTGACTCCGGAGGTCAGGGAGCTGAGGCAGATCGCGGCTCTGCCCCGGGCGCTTTTCGGTAGCACCAGAAAGATGCGCGAGGGCCGGGAGACGTGGTTGCCCAGGGCGAGGACGGGAGCCGGATCGAATAGAGAAACTGACGCGGAATACGAGAAGCGCCTGGACAGCGCCTACCTCCTCGACGCCTTCGCCGAGACGGTCAAGAAGAGCGTGGGTCGGGTCTTTCACCGGCCGCCGTCGTTGACCGGCTCGCCGCCCTGGATGGACCGGGTCAAGAAGAATTTCGACGGCGGCGGGTCTTCTTACCCGCTTTGGAGCCGCGACACCCTGGCCGACGCGATGGTCGGCGGAGTCAACTTCGCATTCGGCGACAAGAAGCCCAAGCCGGAGGGCGAGACGACGGCCGAGGCTCTCAAGCGGAAGCCCTACGCCGTCAGGTATCCGATCGAGAAGGTCTACGGCTGGCAGATGACGACGGCCGAGGACGGAAGCTCGCAGATCGGTCAGATCCGTTTCCAGGAAAGCTACCCCGTGACCAAGGGCCTGTACGGGGTCAAGCGCGCCGACCAGGTGCGACTGATCGAGCCGGACCATTGGGAGACCTGGCGCGAGGGCGTAGACGGTAAATGGTTCAAGGAGAACGAGGGGCCGATGGACCTGGGCCGGGTGCCGGTCATCCCGTTCTTCGGTATGAGAACGGGGCCGATGAGCGGCATTACGCCGCTCGAGGGCCAGTGCCAGATGAACCTCTGCCACTACCAGAGTTCGAGCGCGCAGAGGCACATCCTCAACGTCGTCCGAGTGCCCACTCTGACGCTTCTAGGCGTATCGAAAGATGACGCGAAGAGCATCTCACTCGGCATCGCTCGAGCGATTCGCGCCGGCAAAGATTCGGTCATCAAGTGGCTAGAGCTCGACAGCGGAGTCTCGATCGAGGCCGGCTGGAAAGATCTCGACCGCCTGGAGAGGGCCATGTCCGAGCTCGGCATGGACATTCGCGCACCGCGCCAGACCGGCGACGTCACCGCCGCCGCCAACTGGATCGGATACGAGTCAGCGACCTCTACCCTCGACGCCATCGCGATGGGCTTCACCGAGTCGTTCCAGGCTCTGCTCGACTTGTTTGCGGAGTGGGAGGACGCCTCGACGGCCGGCACCTACGCTCTCACCACCCGAGATCTGTTGACCTCGAAGAGGCCCGAAGACCTGAAGCATCTCCGGGACATGCGTCAGACCGGCGATCTGAGCCAGGAGGGCGAGTGGGAGGAGCTCCAGCGCCGACAGGTTCTCGGAGAAAAATTTGACGCCGAGAGGGAGAAGGAACGGTTGGCGGCTGAGGTCGGAGGCCAGGTCTTTCAGGGAACGTGGCGCGCTCCGGTGACCGGCGAGGGTGGAGAGCCGGCGCCGGGAGCGGCCGGTGGCGAGGGCGGCGAGCCGACGCCGGGCGAGCCCGGCCCAGACCAGGGCGGCGGCGCGGGGGACTCGGGCGTCGAAGAGGGATAGGCGTTGCCCGCGGTCAACCTAGCCCTGCACGACGATTCGGTGAGGCGCTCGCTTGGCCTCATTCGATACGACTCCAGGGTAGCTCGAGAGATCCACGCGGTGCTCGAGGCCTCCCGGCTCGAGCTCTTGGAGAAGATCGCAGCTCGAGCCGCGGTGCTGGATCCTGCCAGGGGTTTGACCTACACCTCGGCCAGGCTCAATGAGCTGCTGCTCTAGACCGAGGCGGCGATGGCCGAGGCGGGCCGGGTGCTCGGATCCAACATGACTCGCGAGATGCGCGGGCTGGCCGCCCGGGAGGAAGCCTGGCAGCTCAACTCCCTGACCAAGCGGACGGGCATCCCGGTGGGCAACGAGGCCTTCTCCGCGGTCAGCTCGGCGGCGAGCTGGGTGAGAACCTCGCCCGAGCTCCTGGCGGCGCTCGTCGACAAGACGCCGGTCTTCGGCAAGCTGCTGACTTCCTGGACCGATGGCCTCGCCGGCGCTCAGCTGGATCGAATGTCGAGCGCGCTACGCATCGGCGTGCAGCAAGGAGAGTCGATCGCCGGCCTCGGTCGCCGGATCCGACGCATCGAGCCGTGGAGCCGTCGGAGCTCGGAGGCGGTGGCCCGCACCGTGGTCAACGGCTTCTCTCGCGAAGCGCGCATGTCGACGATGCGCCAGAACAAGCACCTGCTCAAGGGCATCCAGATCGTCGCCACTCTTGACGCGCGCACCACGCCGATCTGTCGAGATCTCGACGGCAAGGTCTTCCCCGTCGACAGCGGGCCGCGGCCGCCGTTTCACGTCGCTTGCCGGACGACGATCGCCCCGCTGGTCAAGAGCTGGAAAGCGATCGGCTCCCGGCGGCTCCCGGCCCTGACCGAGACCCGGCGCCGGGCAATGGACGGCTTCGTCCCCCGGGGCGAGACCCACAACGCCTGGCTCCTGCGGCAGCCGGTGCCGATCCAGGAGGAGATCCTGGGAGTGAGGCGGGCGGAGATCTTCCGGACGAAGAAGGGAATCGAGCTCTCGGACCTGATCGACCGGCAACGAAACCGCTACTGGACGCTCGAGGAGCTGGGTCCGAAACTTGCGAGAAAGGTCGGCAAGACGAGCGTTCAAGAGATCGCTCCGAGCAGCGTTCTGGGAAAACGGTTGGAGATTCCGGAGTTCAAGACGGCGAAACAGGGTCGCGACTGGATAGAGGGTCGATACGCAGAAAAGGTCGAGCTTCTAGGCGCGAAGACCGCCCGTATTCAAGAGATCGCAGAGGGATTGTCGAGGGTGCTCGAGGGAACCGGCGTCAGGCTGAAGAAGATCAGATTCCATCCGCGGTCTGGCGACAACTACTTCGGCGCACATACGCCAGGCGACAAAACTATTCTTCTGAATCGGAGGTTTCTGAAAGACCCGAACGCTGGCGTCAAGAGAATTCAGGCGGCGCTATCTCAGCACCCCGGCGGTGCCAAGGGGACTTTCGTCTCGAGCTCAAGCTCCCGTCCGGTCGTAGCGGGAACCTCTCATGAGGCCGGTCACGCGCTCTGGTATGACGGTCTCAGCGAGCAGGCGCGGACTACCTTCGCCTTCGAGACCGAGAGATTTTACGGATTCACGAAGAGAATAGACCTCGGTTTTTCCAGCTACGCCTCAACCAGCGCCGAGGAGCTCTGGGCCGAGCTCATTGCGATGTCTGCGGAGGGTCGGATAAGCGAGATACCCGCGGATCTTCTCACGTCCCTACTGCGCGCCCTTGGCGATTCCGGCTTGGTCTGAGCGCTTCCCTAGCGGCCCCCAGAAGCCCGAAGGCCTCTCCCCTACCGACCTCGGTGAGCTTGTAGTAGCAGCGCCGGCGCCGGCCCGCGGCCGCCTCGTCGATCTCCTCTCGCCGTCCAGAGATCCAGCCTATGGCCTCGAGCCGATGCAGGATCGGGTAGAGACTTCCGGACTTGAGGCCGGCCTCAGATGCGATCTCGAGGCCGTAGGCTTCGGGCTGTCGAAGCAGCGCGGCGAGGACCCTCAAGGTCTGAAAACTGAGCGTGGCACCCATTATCGGAACTATACCATGGACTATGCAGAGGAAAGGGGGCCGTGGTATTCCTGGATCATGATGAATCGCAAACGGAGGAGCCGGCGATGCCGCAGCTGAAACCCCAGGTCGATGACCTGAGCACCGTTGACGAGAGTGCCCGTGGATTTTACAAGGAATTCGACGCCGTCGATGACCAAGGCAAGGCCACGGGGAAGACAGTTTTCCGACCGGATTTCGGAGACGATGACCCGGTGGCCGTCTACGGCGGCGAGCTCAAGCGAGCTCACGCGCGGACGAAGAAAGAGCACGACCTCACCAAGGCAGAGCTCGCCAAGGAGCGGGCCAAGACCGACAGCTGGGACAAGATCCAGACTGAGCTCGGGGCCGATCCGGGTGCCGTGCGTCGACTCTATGATCGCCAGTCGGAGTTCGAGAGCGCGACGGCGACCCACCAGGCCGCGGTGCAGGAGATGAAGACTCAGCACGAGAGCGCGCTCAGGGGTGCGGATGCAAAGACCTCGGCCGAGCACGCGCGGTTTCTCGAGAACGTCAACCAGAACCGGGCGCTCGCCGCTCTCGGCGCCGGCAATCGACACACCGGCCTGCCCGGCATCCTCGCCAGGATGAAGACGCAGGACAACCCGGCGGGCGGCGATCCGATCACGGTGATCGAGAAGCTGGACGGCGACGATGAGATCTTCATGAGCCAAGAGGATCGAGACGCCGGCAAGACCCTCGACGAGTTCAAGACCGCGAGCGACCTGGTCGCGGCGATGAAGAAAAGTCAGGCTTTCGGCGGTTGCTGGGAGTCGAACGCGAAGGCAGGATCCGGAGCCGACGTCGATGACGTCGATCTCCAAAGCGCCGATGGCGCGGTAGTTCTCTCGCGGGAACAAGCGTTGATCCCTGCCGTCTACCGCCGCGCTCAAAAGCAGGCGGAAAAAGACGGTAAGGACTTTCGCGTCGCTCCCGTGGGTACGTAAACCCGACGGCGCCAGAGCGGACTGAGCCGAGGCGGCGTCCCAAACGGGAGCCATCATGGCCAACTTTCTCGATCCCTACGATCCCATCTTCTACGCGCAGGAAGCCCTGCGCCACATGGAGAACAACCTCGGCTTCGCCGGGCGCCTCCACCGCGGCTTCGACAAGGCTCCGCAGCAACGCGGGTCAAAAATCCAAGTCTCTCGGCCGTCCGTCTTCACGACCCAGGCGGGCACCGACGCCACGCCGCAAGACCTGGCGACGTCGTCCATCTGGATCACGTTGAGCAACCACCGGAAGGTGGAATTCCTGGTCTCGGACGTCGACGTCTCTCACGGCGGCCAGTCGATCATCGACGACCACATCCGTCCCGCCGGCTACGCGCTCGCCAATTACGTCGACGCTCAGCTTGCCGGGCTCTATACGTCGGTCCCCTGGGTGCTCGACGCAACCGGTGTCGCCGCGAATATGACCGCGGCCCGCAAGGTGCTCCGCGACAACGGGGTACCGCTGGGCGAGAAGGACCGGATGCACTTCATCATCGGCTCGAGCTACGAGGAGAAGCTGCTCAACGTCACGGCCTTCGCCCAGCACCAGGGCGCCGGTCTCGAGGGTCAAGAGCTCCAGCGCGAGGGTGATCTGGCGCGGAAGTACGGGTTCAACATCTTCCCCGATCAGAACGTGGCCACGCACGCCACCGTGGCGATCACCGCGGCGAGCCCGACGTTGAAGGCCAACATCGCGCCCAGCGTCGCGCCCGAGGACGACGTCAACGCCGTCGAGACCTTCATCATCGAAGACACGACGATGACCGGGACGCTCAAGAAGGGCGATACCTTCGTCATCGCGGGCAACGCCCAGCGCTACGTCATCCAGGCCGACGTTGTTTGTGCAAGCAACGAGGCCACGGTGACCGTTCTGCCGCGTCTGGCGACCTCCTATTCGCTCGGCGACGCCGTGACCTTCGATCAGACGGACAACGCGAAGACCCAGAACATCGCCTTCCATCGGAACTTCGCCTGCCTGGCGATGGCTCCGCTGTCCGACATCGGAGCGAGCCTCTTCGGCGGCCGCATGGTGACGATCGTCGATCCGAACTCCGGTCTGGCGATCCGCTCGAGCATCTGGTACGACCCGCTCGTGGGCGGCAACACCAAGGTGCGGCTCGACATCCTCTTCGGCTTCCGCGTCCTCGACGGCAACCTGGCCGTCCGCTCGCGGCTGGCCTAGCGTCTAACGGCTGCGGCCAAAAACAGGGCTCGGGCCCTCCGCGAGGAGGGCCGGCCCGATGCCCAAAGGAGTCACGATGAGAAGCATTCCGACAATTCGCGTTCAGCTCAAAGGCGCCGCGTTCAAGGCTAAGGGGACGGTCAACATCAACGAGGAGGACTTCAACCCCAAGCTGCACAAGCGGCTCGATGACCCGAAGCCCACGGCGGCCGTCGTGGAGAAGGAGAAGGTCGAGATGATCGAAATCGTCGACCCGACCAATCCCGACAAACCGCTCAAGATCGCCGCCTCGAGCTTCACGCCGAAGCACAAGCTCTGGAGCGAGAGCAAGGCACCGAAGGGCAAGAGCCAGACGCCCGCGAAGTAGGGGAAGATGGCTCCGCCTCTGGACTACCTGATCGTCGAGACGGGTGCTGGCGTCGACCTCGCCAACACCTGGATCGACGTCGTCTACGCCGACGCCTACCACCTCGAGAGGAATCGGGCGGATTGGGCCTCGGCGACGGATTTGGTGAAGGTGGCGGCCATTCTCCTGGCGGGCCAGTGGATCGTCGGTCAATATCGCTTCCGAGGTAGTCAGACCGACCGGGACCGGCTCCCCTTCCCGGCGACGGCCGCCTACGACGACGGTGAGCCGCCGCGGCTGATCTCCGGCGTGCCGCTCGAGATCAAGCGAGCGCAGGCCGAGCTCGCCTACGACCACGGGGTGAGACTGAACGCGGTTGACGTGCCCCTGGATCGAGACCTCGCGGAGCTGAAAGCCGGTCCCGTGACCTTGAAGTGGGCCGAGGGCGGGCCTCGAGACGTGACGCGTCGGTTGGTCGAGGCCGAGCTGTCCGGCCTGATCGTCTCAGGAGGCCTCTCGCTCGACTTACCGCTGGCCGCGGGGTTCTACTAGATCATGGCTCTCGTAGGTCCACTGTCCAAGGTCTCGGCTCTCGTCGATAGGGCGACGCGGAAAGTCATGCAGCCGTTGACCATCTACCCGCCGGCGGCCGGCGGCAAGGTCTTCGACCCGGCCACCGGCCAGTACACCGGGACGGCGCCGGCGGCGATTACCGGCCGCGGCCTCATTACCGCCTACAGCGATCAGCTCGTCTCCGGCGGTGCAGCTCGGGCCGAGGATCGCCAGGTCATCGTCATACGCAAGAGCCTGTCGGCGGATCTACTCTTCAAGCCCGGCGTCGAGGTGGTCCAGGTTGGCGACCAGGCGACCGAGAGGGTCAAGCCCGTGCGCTGGGAGAAGGATCCGGCCGAGGCCACGATCATCGGCCACACGGCCAGGACAGCGACCCGGCAACGGTTCGTGGCGGCGGATGGCTGATGTTCACCGTAGACCTCGACCTCGCGGCCTTCGATCGAGCTGCCGGGCAGGCCGCGGCCTTCGTCGAAGAGGAGATCGTGCCCGATCTCGTCGGCGCCCTCGGCCTCCACATCCTCGGCGGGGCCATTCGGCGATCGAGGGTTGACACCGGCTGGTATCGATTGGCCTGGATGCTCGAGATCAACGCCTTCAGCAACGAGATTCCGCCGGCGCCGCCCAAGGGCTCGAGGGCCGCGGCTCCGGATCCGCGCGCCCAGATCGGCAAAGCCAACCGGCTCGGCCGCGGTGACTTCATCACCATCTCCAACAACCTGGCCTACGCTCCGGTGCGCGAGTGGGGCTCCGAGACCCAGCCACCGGACCTGACGATGACCCGGGCGATCGAGGAGACCTTGGCCTGGTCCAACGGCCTTGGCGAGCTCGAGGGTGGCGCGGTGGGGTCAGCGGCATGACGCACGCAGAGGCCATCGCCGCGGTTTGCGCTCGCTTTCAGACAGCGTGGAGCTCGAGGTGCAAGGTCATCTGGCCCAACGTCGGGGGCGAGGAGGCGGAGACGCCTCGGACCTCGACCGCGACAGGCTCCCTGACCGTGACCCTCTCAACTCGTCGCATGACTCTGGTCGGGGCTTTCGCCCAAATGAAACAGCTCGACGTCTTCGCGCTCTCGGGCACCGTGCTCTACAACCGGCGCTTCACGATCAAGCAGAAGATCTCGGACGACGTGGTGGTGGTCGCCGATCACGACACGATCACCGCGGACGAGACGGCGGCCGCCGCCACCTTGACCTCGATTCTATCCTACGTCCGGTTCGACGTCATCGCCGATCACGACTCTCAGGCCTGGATGAGCGACGTCACCGGCTATCGAAACGATTGCTTCGTCTCGGCCTCGATCTTCACCCCGCAGGGCGAGGGCTTCAGGGAGATCTGGGGGCTCAAAGAGGTGGTCAAGTGGGCCTTCAGGGGAAATACGATCGCCGGCGAGCTCTTCTTCTCCTCGCGGGTTTCCTACAGCCCGCCGCTGCGATCGGGGGAGATGTACCAGGTCACGGTCTCCGTCCCGTTCTACTTCGAGGAGACGGGGAACACGGTGCCCGTCTTCGAGCCCGACGTCTTCGAGCCGGAGGTCTTCGAGGCATGATGACTACGACGCGCTGGATCCGGATCGTCACGCTGGCCATCGCGCTCTCATCGGCGCCGGCGGCCGCGCAGGTCTGTACCGACACGATCAACCTTCGGTGCCCGGTCGGCGACCCGTCCTGCGACACCTGCCCGGCCGGCTCGCCCTGCGTGATCACGACGGACGCCCTGAGCAACGTGAAGTGGAATCAGGCGGCGACCGACATCGCCCTGATGTGTCTCGAGGTCGACAAAGAGCCCAGGGCCCGCACTCACGCCACCGACTGCACCGGATTGACCGACGGCGAGGCTGGTGAGCTTTGCTTTGATCTGGACGACGATCGCGGCTGGCGATGCGAGCCGACGGCTGGCCTTTGCGACACGGTAGGCGAGTGGATAGCGGTCGCCGGCACAGACACGAACCTGACCCAGGAGGAGGTCGAGGACTTCGCCGGCGCGCTGGTCGCCGACGGCACCGGAACTCACACCGGTGTCGCGGTCACTTATCAGGATGCGACGGGCGACGTCGACCTGGTGGTGGATCACGACGCGGCGACCAACTTCCTGGCGGCCGAGCATGTCGATTGGGCCGGGGCCTCGGCCGGCACTGTCCACGCGACGAACTACGTGGACGATGACGTGCCTGACGCAGGCGAGGTCGATGACACGGCCTTGGCCGCGGGCGCGGTCGACGGCGGTGCCGGCGGCGAGATTGCGGACGGCACGGTAGACGGCAACGACATCGCGACGGACGGCGTGAGCGCCGATGAGCTGAACGCCACGGGAGTTGAGGCCGAGCTCGAGGCGGTTCTTGATCTCCCTGATCTCCAGGGCACACTGGGCTCCGCGCAGCTGACCGCGGCCCTGCTCTCGAAGACGATCGACGCCGGCGACGCCGGCAGCGGCACCACCCGGCCGGCCAACGGCAACACCATCCAAGTGCTCACCCACGACACCGACTGCACCTCTTTGACGATCGGCAAGCGCGGAGAGCTTTGCTGCGACGAGGACGACGATTCGTGTTTCCGATGCGAGCCGACGGCCGGCGACTGCGACACGGCCGGCGAGTGGATCGCGGTGGGTGGCGGTGGCACCAGCATCTCAGAGGGCGACTCCAACGTCACCGTGACCGATGCCGGAAACGGGCAGGTGGACTTCAACCTCGACGGCGTCCTGGCTGCCCGATTCTCGACCGACGGCACCGACAATATCTTCACGCTTACCGCCGCGAGCGCGCCCGTAGGAAATGAGTTTGTCATCGACGGCGAGGGCTCGTTCTCATGGGAGATTGGCACCGGCAAGGGCTTCAACCAGATTCTTTCGAGCCACGATTTGTACTTCTATGCCGGGGCGAACTGGTTTAGATGGGGTGTCAGTACTAAAATTCTGTCTTTTCCTGATCCTGGCACCGCAGCGGCGCCAATAATCGGTATAGGTGAATTGACCACGGGGTTCTTCCGCCCGTCAGTCGGCGTGCTCGGGATCACGGGCGGTGGCATCGCGGTCGCTCACTTCAACACTATCGCCTCGGGCGTCAACCGCCACGACTTCTATGCTTCGGCCACCGGCTTGCCGATCCGCTGGGTCTTTACTGGAACCGACACCGATGGCACGATTGACGTAGAGCCCAAAGGCGCGGGGTCGTTCAACGTAGTCGGAAAGCTGTCTGGAGACAATCAAGCAATCACGCTCGGCGCGGCGGCGACTACCTTCGCCGCAACTACCAGCTTCGTCACTCTCACCGGCGACGGTGGAGCGAACACGCTCGCGGACATCACCGGAGGCGTCGTCGGGATGCCCCTGCGGCTGCTCTTCGTCGATGCCCTCATCACCATCACCGACACCGACGCGCATGACGCCAACACGATCGACCTCTCTGCGGCGTTCACCTCGGCCGACGACACCACCCTGACGCTGCTGTTTGATGGCACGTCGTGGTACGAGATGTCCCGAAGCGTCAACTAGAGGAGCCCCCGATGATCCAACAAGCCCTCTCAGAGCTTGCCGAGCAGGCCGCCATCGACCGCGCCTACCGGGCCAGCCGCGTTCGGGTCGCTCGCAAGAGCGCCGGTATCCTGCCACTGATCGCGCTACTGGCCCTCTCGGGCGCCAGCGCCAAGGCGATCGAGCTGACCGACACCGCCTTTTGTACGGCTCAGAATCGCCCTTGGGACTGCTGCTCGGGACCGGCTGCCGGAAACTGCGATGGGAAGGCCGAGATCCGCACGTCCGTCAAGGCGTGGACGGTCTTCGAATCCTGCGCCGTGGAGTGGTTCGACGGCAACGGAGCGCTGCGGCTGTGTAACGAGATCCGCTTCGGCATCCAGTGGCATGTAGACGCCGGCCCCGGGACCGGAAGCGGCGCTTGCAGCCAAGCCGAGGCCGATGCCGCGACGCCGCTTCCCGTCGTGACCTGCACGACCGCTCGCCAAACGGCCGGGAAGTGCCGTGCGCCGTTCGAGGGCTCGACAAAAATGCCTGCTCAGGCCGCGTGCTTCAAAGCGCGCGGGTATCTGGAGAAGAAGGAGATCAAGGGACCACGGAAGGCCGGCCGGAAACTTTGGAAGCTAGCGGATGACGGCGGGGCCTTTGACCCCGGCGACGAAGAGGAGTAGGAGCAAGGGAGCATCCAAAGAGTTCAGACGTTGTAACATCGAACGAACAAACCAGGAGAAAGAGAGCCCATGAGCACCAACCTGACCACCCTCGCATTCGCCAAAGAGACCACGCTCGGAGTCGCGGTCACCGCCAGCGCCGCTTTCTCCTACCTCAAGCACGTGGGAGAGTCTTTGAAGACTGATCTGGCCACGGCCAGAAGCGGCGGCTTCACCCCGGATCGACGGCCACAGTCACTCTATCCAACCGGGAGAATGCCCTCCGGCGGAATCAGCGGCAAGCTGGCCGTCGGATCCCACGACGAGTTCCTGCCCGGCGCCTTCATGGCGACGGATTGGGTGACGTCGCAAACCACCACCGCGGCCCTGACGGTCGTAGCGGCGACTCGCACCGTGACGATGATCGCGGCCTTCACCAACATGATCGTGGGCGACGTTTTCAAGATCGATGGCTCTGCCTCCACTGGCGCCAACGATGGCCTTTACCAGATTCTCACTCGCACCTCGGACGACGAGGTCATCGTAGAGACCTTCCACAGCCTTGCCGGCGGTGACGAAACCGCGACCGCAGATGTGACGATCAGCCACACCGGGTACTGCGACGTCGGCGTGGTGCTGAGCTCCTGGAACCTCGAGAAGAACCTGCGAAAGGGCGCCGCGTCCCTCGATTTCCATCAGAGCCTCGGCATGGCGATCGACACCATGACCCTCAAGATGGGGTTGGAGGGGGAGCTCGAGATCGAGCTGAACTTCAAGGGCATGAAATGCCTGAGCTCGGTGGCCACCGCGGCCGTCGGCGCGATTACCGCGGCGACCACGGTCAAGGCCGTCCGGTCGGTGACCGGCCTCAAGGGCTTCTTCATCAAGGGCCTGACTACCCCTGCCGCCTACCGGGTGCGCGACTGGAGCCTTACGGTCAACAACAACATCCGACAGGACAAGGCGCAGGCCGACGATCTCGACAACGTGGTCTACGACATCGAGCCGGGAAACTCGGAGATCGCCGGCACGATGGAGATTTACTTCAGCTCTCGTGACATCTACACCCAGTTCCTGGCCTTCACCTCGCTGGGTTGCCTCTGGCACCTCCAGGATCCCCAAGGCGGGAAGTTCGCGCTGGTTATCGATGAGCTCAACTTCACGGCCGTCGAGGTCAACGCCGGCGGCGAGAATCAGCCGGTGGTCGCCAACATCACCTTCGAGGCTTCCGAGATCGAGGCGTCCGACCGCTACGTTCGCCTCTACCGCTTCGCGGCCTGATAGGCTGCTCGCCAGGTCGGTAAACCCCGGGGGCCGCACGATGGGCGGTCCAAGACAAGGAGCGATGCTTCATGAGACTCGACAATGCGTATGCGAACCGCGAGCAGCTGAAGGACGACGACGGCGTCAAGGTCTGGCTCGAAGAGCTAGACGAGGTGGAGGATGGCAAGGAGCGAGCCTTCGTTCACGTCCGCTCGAGCCGTTACGCGCCTTTCTCCAAGCTCCAGCGCAAGCTGGGATTCCCCGAGCGCAAGAAGATCTTGCGCGGCACCCACTCCGACACCAAGCTCGAGAAGATCCAGGCCAAGTGCGTTTCCCGCCAGGGCCTCGTGACCTGGGGCGGGATCTACGACGGCGACACCCTGATCCCCTTCTCGGCCGCGGCCGCCGAGAAGTACTTCCTCAAGTATCCAACGTTCTTGGACGATGTTGTGGGCTTCATGGGTGAGGAGTCGATCTTCTTCGCTGAAACCCTGGAGAAGGAAAAAAACTCCTCGCCCGCTGGGTCGCCTGGCAGTGCCAGTGGGGAGAGTACCGGGCCGACCTCGAGCACTCCGAGCGGGAAGCCTTAGACGACGAAACAACCGTAGCCGACGAGGCATCGGAAACCCTAGATGACGAACCCGAGATCCCCGACTTCTTGTCCTGGATCTCAAGCGCCTTCCAGCTCCTGAGCAGCCGACGGCCTATCAGCAGCGAAGGCATCTCACCCATCGGCGTCGATGACGTCCTGGCCTACTGCGAGCTCTTCCTGGTCGATGACCTGGACTCGCGCACAGAGCTTCTGGAGTGCATCGACGCCATGGACAACTCCTACGTCAAGGTGATGGCGCCCAAGCTCCGCGCAAGGCTCAAGGCGGCCGCGGGTGGGCGCTCCTGAAGTACCCGTCAGAGTAGCTGTTAGGGCGAACACGGGCGCTGGCCGAGAGGTCACGCGCTCGCTTCGCAAGATCCGGGCCGAGGCGCGCGGCGCCCGCACGGATCTCAAAAGGACGTCGGGGGCAGCTGGGCAGCTGCTCTCGACGTTCAAGCGCTTTTCTGGTCTGGGAGGGTTACTCGGCGGCTTCCTGGCCGTCAACGAGCTGCGGACGGCGGTCACCGCCTTCTCCGACTTCGAGAGCTCTATGGCCGAGGCCCGGGCGGTCACCGGAGCGACGAACTCTCAGTTCATCGAGCTGACGGCGACCGCCCGCGAGCTCGGCCGCACTACCAAATTCAGCGCCACGGAGGCGGCCTCGGGCATCGTCTTCCTGGGCCGGGCGGGGTTCGAGACCACGGAAATCGTCTCGGCGATGCCGTCGGTCCTCGATCTGGCGGCGGCGGCCACCTTGGATCTCGGCCGAGCTGCCGACATCACCTCGAACATCATGTCGGCCTTCGCCGTGCCGGCTCTCGAGGCGACCCGTATCGCCGATGCTCTGGCCGCGGTGGCCGCCAACGCCAACACCGACGTCTCGCAAATGGGCGAGGCGATGAAATTCGTCGGCCCCGTGGCCAGGGCCCTCGGCGTGTCGATGGAGGACTCGGCGGCCGCCATCGGCATCCTGTCCAACGCTGGCCTACAGGCCAGCCTGGCGGGCACCGGTCTGCGGCGCATCTTGAGCTCGCTGGCCAAGGCGGCTCCGAAGGTCACTCGGACGCTGACCGACCTCGGTCTGAAAATGGAGGATCTGAATCCTCAGACGAACAGCCTGATCGACATCATCCGCCGTCTGGCTGAGGCCGACATCGACGCCACGGCCGCCTTCGAGGCATTCGGCGATCGAGGGGCGCCGGCGATCCTGGCCTTGACCTCGATGGTCCCTCAGCTCGAGCGTCTGACCGACGTCGTGAACAGCAGTGAAGGGGCCGCCGGCCGGATGGCCGAGACCATGCGCAACACCCTGCGCGGGGCGACCCTCGAGCTCAAGAGCGTGATCGAGAGCGTGAGAATCGAGTTCGGCACCGCCCTGGCGCCGGCTCTGCGCGAGACCTCGGTGCTGCTCAAAGAGTGGTTCGATAGCGGCTCTGACGGCGCTCGGAAATTCGGCGAGGCCTTCGGTCAAGGGCTGCTGGCCGTGGTCAAGATCCTCTTGGCCCTGTCGGAGAACATCGACCTGGTCATCGGCGGCCTGAAGGTCTTCCTCGCCTACCGGGTGGCGACGGTGCTCGCCGGCTGGGTCACGGCCATGAACGCGGCGACCGTCGCGACCCACAGCTTCTCGGCCGCTCTGCTGGCCAATCCAATCGGCGTCTGGGTCGCGGCGGCTGTCGCCGCCTATGCCGTGCTCGACACGGCCATCAACCGATGGGCCGACAGCAGCGAACAGGCGATCGAGCGGACCGTGGCCTCGAGCCAGAGGCTTCTCGCTACTTTGGATCGCGCTGTCTCGCTCATCGAGCGCGGCAGCCTCGCTTCCCAGCAGGCGGAGTACGACGCCCTGTCTGAGAGCATCTTCGACCTCGGCGTCGAGCAGGCAGCGGCCGCCGAAGAAACCCAGCGGCTGCGCGATCAGCTGGCCCGCCAGGTGCAGGAGTCGGGCCTAGCAGCCAAAATGTTCGCCGGCACGAATCGACTGATCGAGGAGTCGGTCAAGCTCGAGGGCGAGCTCGGCGCCGAGATCCGGGTTGCCACCCTCGCCCAGGCAGACCTCTCCAAGGCCATCGTCGAGGGCGGCACCGCTCAGACCGAGGCGGCGATCAAGGCCGAGGAGCTCCGAAAGAATCTCGAGGCGGTGGCGGAGGGCGTCGATCAGGTCGAGACCGCGTACGCCAAGCTCGAGCGACGGGTGGAGGCTAGCCAGCGGATCGTCGATCTGATGGAGCGCACCGGGATCTCGGCAAAGCAAGCGGCCCTCGTCGTCTCCGTGCTGATGTCTGAGGGCAATACGGCGCGAGAGGCTCAGGTGCTGGACCTGGTGCGCGCTCTCGAGCTCGCGCAGAAGGCGGCCGCGGCCCTCGCCGGCGAGCTCGACCTCACCATCTCCAATGCCCTGACGCAGACCCTGGGCGGCGAGGGCGCCGGCTTCAACGTCCCGGTGGACGACCTCGAGGCCTACGAGCACAACGCCGACCTGATCGGCGATCACAACCAGCGGATCCGCAATCTACAATCCCAGATCAACCAGGAGACCCGGACCTGGGTGCAGCTCGGCAACCTGGTCGCGGAGAGCATCGGCGGAATCGACTCTGGCCTTGGCCGGATGCTTCAGAGCGTCGTTCGGATCGTTCAGGCTTTCCAGCTCATTCAGCAAGAGGGCTCGAAGGCCCAGAGAGCCTTGTCCGGGGCTCAGTTCGGGGGTGCCCTCGGCGGCTTAACGGGGAGCTCGGCTGCCGCCGGTCTCGGTAGCCTGGGCGGCTTCCTCGGACCCCTGCTCTCGGCCTCGAAATTCGCCGGCGTCTACGGCGCGGCGATCGGCGTTGCCGTCGGCCTGATCGGCGACATGTTCGCCAGGACCGCCCAGACCTTCGCCGACGGCTCAACCGAGGGCGGCCGCCTGGCGGCTCAGATTCACGAGGGCTCGGGCCGGCTGGCCGAGCAGACGCAAGGGATCATCGACTCGATCACCGGGACCGTCAACGGCATCCTCGACTCGATCAACGGCACCTTCTCCTCCTTCTCGACCTTCGCCGTCCAGATCCGCGATGACTCGGGGGGCATCCGGGTTTGGGTCAACAACCAGGTGCGGGTCTTCGGCGAGGACGTCCAGGGGGCAATCGATTTTGCCGTCACCGAGATCTTCCGCCAGAGCGAGGTTAGCGGCGTCTCGGATGTCGTGTCCGGCGCGCTCAACTCCTTCGTCGGCTCGACGGTCCAGGAGCTCGAGGCGACGTTGTCCGACGCCCTGACGATCGACAACCTGGGCCTGACGCAGTTCGAGATTGACCTCAGCTCGAGGGTCCGGGAGCTCGGCCGCCTGCTCGATCGAGCGATCTTCGAGTTCGGCGCCGGCGCAGAGCAAGTGTTGACCGGCCCGGGCGGTTTGGTCTCGACCCTGCGCGATGCCTACAACCAGGCTTTCGGCATCGAGCAGGATCAGGGCGAGCTGACGAGGCAACGGATTCTTGCCGTTCAGGCGCAGATCGCCATCGCCGAGGCGCAGCTCATCGTCCTCCGGCAGCAGCTGCTCGTTCAGCAGGCCGAGGTCGAGGGCCGGGCGGCCGGCGTCCAGGCCCAGGCGGTAGCCACCGAGGCGATGCTCGAGCTGTCCGCGCTCGGTGCTCGAGGCATCGGCGCCTTTGCCCATACCATGGGCGCCGCCGGTGTCGTGGCGGCGATCTCTGCCGAGTCGATCGCCCGGGCGCTGGCCGGGGTAGACGCGGCTCTCGCCGCTCTCAGCGATTTCGATTTCAGCCCGGCGGCAATCAATGCAGCCGTAGCGGCGGCGGCCGCGGCGGCCAGAGGCATCTCGGGCGGCGGTCGGGCCGGGCCGCTCGGAGGTCTGAGCGAGGCCGATATACAGCGAGAGCTCGACCTTCTCCAGGCTCTCGCCGATGGCAACACGGCGCTGGTCAGGGAGATGGAGGAGCACGATCGTTGGCTCGGTTTGATAGCGCGAGGCTACAGCGAAGAGCAGGCAACCCGAGCCATCACCCTTCAGGGTCTGATCGATGCGAATGCAGAGCTCGAGCGCTTCAACGATCAGCTTCGAGATCTCGCGGATCGCACGCGGGACCTACTCTCTCCCGGCGGTTTCCAGGGGCAAATCGACCGACTCAGGGGGCAATTCGAGGGCCTGATCCAAGAGATCTTCAATACCCTGGCTGGCGCCACCGGCACGCCTATCGCTATCCAGGATCTCATTCGACAATGGCTCGCCGGCGACCTCTCCCTGGAGCTTCTACTCGAGCGCCTGGCGCAATACTCCGAGACCATCGCCGACGTGACCGCGCTCCAGGACGGGCTCACCCGAGCCCTCGAGCTCATGGGTAGGGCGATGCTCGCCTCGCTCTCGCCGACCCTCGCCGCGCGCCAGGCCCGAGACGATCTCGCCAGGGATCTCGATGACCTGGTGCGCAACATGGAGGCGCTCGGCGTTTCCTGGGAAGAGCTCGGCATCGTGGCTCGCGATGTGACCCTGCGAGTGGTGGGGTCGGCGATCGATTTCCTGGCCGATGCGCTGTCGGGTATCAAGGATCCGGAGGCTCGAGCTCGGGCAGAAGAGGCGCTGCTGAAAATGCGCCAAATCGAGTTCCAGCTTCGTTTCACGCTCATGGAGCTCGAGCTGGCGCACGCCAGAGCGATGCTCTCGGCGCAGGGGCTGATGACCGACGAGCTCGCGGCCTTGTTCGACCTGGCCGACAGCCTAGCGCGCGACGTCCTGGCAAATTGGGAGGAGATCTTGGCCGGTCTCGCCGATTCGACATCCGGTCTCGCCGACCAGGCCGGGCAGCTGGAAGACGTGATGTCGCGGCTCGCCTCGATCAGCGGCGCAATCGGGCAAGCTGGTCAGATCGAGTCGGCTCTCCGGGGCCTCGAGGATCTGATCCAGGCGGCGCAGGAGCTGCTCTCCGGCGGCGGGCTCCCGGTCGAGGATTTCGACGCACTTCTGGCGAGCATCGAGCTTGCCCGGCGCGCGGTCAAGGCCCAGATCCAACAGATCGCGTCCGATTTCCTGGCGGGGATCATCGAGACCGGACTCAGAAACCGGATCGAGAACGCCGAGACGGCCGAGGCGCGCTTGGCGGCCGAGCAACGGCTATTCGAGTTTCAGACACGTCGTCTAGAGCTCGAGCGAGCCTTCCAGCTTGCGCAAATCGCGCTGATCGAGGCGCAGCTGACCGCGTTCGGCGCCATGACCGACGAAATCGCCGGATGGATCGATCTGGCTCGAGAGCTTCTCTCGGAGCCGTTGCCGGCCTTCACCGCGGAAGTCAACTCGACGCTCGACGCCTTCCGGGCCCTACGCGACGAGCTGACCCTGGGTAGTCTGTCGAACCTCTCGGGCGGCGAGCAGCTGACCGAGGCGCAGGGCCGGGTCGACGCTCTGATGGCGAGGATCGCGGCCAACCCGGCAGACCAGGCGGCCATCGGTGCCTTGCCCGATGCTCTCAGAGACCTGGTGCAGGCCGCCTCCGCCTTCACCGGCGGCGCCGGGCCGCTCTACGATCGCATCTTCGCACAGGTCCAGGCGATCATCGCCCAGATGCTCGGGGAGGCTCCGGCGGGGGCTACATCTCCAAACAATCTAGCGTTCTTCCCGACACCGCCGCCGAACTCGTCGGTTGGCTCGACGATCGGCAGCCTGCCGGCGACCGTGACCCTGCTGTCGGATATCCGCGACTCCCTGGCACGGCAGGAGACCGAGCTCAGCGAGATCAAAGAGGAGCTGAAGGAGACGGGAGCCGAGCTCGCCGACTATCACCTGGACGAGCAGACGCGAGAAGCCCAACGGCGCCAGCGCGATGGCTCAGAGGAAGAGGACCGGGCGGCCATGAGGCGCACAGCGACCACCAGAAAGAGGATCGCGTGATCGGAAATCGAGCTCGAGGCGTTTTTGTGGGGCGAGCTGACGTCGTAGGCGGGGCTCCTGACGTGATCGAGGATCGCGCGGGCGGTTACTCGCTCACCCGCCAGAGGCCCGGAGATCGAGCGCTAGAGCTTCAGAGAGGTAACGACTCTTGAGGCCGGCGTCAAACTTCGTCGTGGAGCTGACTCCCCGGGTGCTGACCGCGGTGACGATCCACGGGCAGGCCTACACCGCGGGCCAGACGCCGACCCTCCGCTACGCGATTGACGACTATGTGACGGGCGGCGCTGATACGCCGGCCCTCGAGCCTCACGAGGTCGCCGTGCTCAAGATCCTCAACTTCGAGCAGTCAGCTTTTTCCATCGGCAACGGGTGGCTCGAGCTCGGCGGTTTCGCGGCTCGTAGCGGCGGACTGATCCAGCTCAACAATGCCGACGGCGACATGGACGACTTCAGCTCCCTCTCGTTCGACGGGGCGGCCGTGGCCGTGAAGGAGGGACTATACGTGTGGGATCAGGCCCGTGGCTGGATCGCCGAGCCGTTCGTCGACTTCAAGGTGTGGATGCAGGGCCTGTCGAAGGGGCGGCCGCGAATCTCGGACACCGTGGTCTCGATCGAGATCGCAGACCTCGCCGTCAAGCTCAACGTCGACCTTCAGGCGAGCAAGTTTCTCGGCCTGGGCGGCGCCTTGCTCTTCGAGAGCGCGGGATCGGTTGGAGTCGCTGAGGATCCCGACAACCTCCTGGACCCGGCGCTCGCCGCTCTGACTCTGATCTTTCTCAGCAGGATCGATACCGCTCAGGGATACTCGGTCGCCAAGGGGACTGAAGCGGCCGGCCCATTCTGGGTGAAGGCCATAGCGACCGGCGGCGGCACTATGCACTGCGGCGTCCGAACCGCCGGTGGCGTCTCCGAGGTCGACTCGGCGGCCCAGGGTCTGGCGAAGTGGTTCTGGACGGTCCTGAGATACGACGGTGCCCTGGTCGAGGTCTTCACCGCCGACGTCGATGGCTCCAACTGGACGGCCGGCGGCACCGCGGCGCGCACCGGCTCCACCGTCTCCGTATCGGAGGCCCTCGAGCTCGGCCGGGCCGGCGTCAGCTCGACGGAGTTTCGCGGCGCCCTGGCCCACGTCCGGCTCTACAGCGTGGCGCTTCCGACGGCGACGGCGCAAGCTCAGATCGGCCGGCTGTTGGATATGGACGTGGCGGCCGACACCGACAACCTTCTCCTGAGCATTCCGGCCGACGATAGGTTCGGCCTATGGGCCTCGGACCTTGCCGACGATCATCTCGACGCGCAGCTGACGACGGTCTCTTGGGCAACCACAGGGACCGGCCGACCGGATCTCAAGGGTAAGCCCATGCCCCTGACCCTCGGCCCGGCGGCCCACGTCACCCTCACGTTGGTCGACGAGCTGGCGACCGGAAGGGTCTACACCTGCAACTGGCGCTCGGTGTCCAAGTGGCGCTACGTCTTCGCCGGCGCCGTCGGCCTGGCCGGGCCCTTCGCCTTGACCTCGAGCGCGATTCGATTCGACGCGGGTCGAAAGCTGTTGTTGGGAACGGCCGGCGCCGGGCTACTTGACGGCCTGGTGCCCGATCAGCAGTTCTCGGTCACAGGCTCGGCGAGCAACAATGTCACTTTCACGGTCGACGGCTTCAACCTCGGCCCCGATCATTGCCGCGTTCTGGAGACCGTGGTCACCGAGGCGGCCGGTGCCAGCGTCACGATTACCGGCCTCAATCCCGGTTGGACGCTGCTACAGGCAGGCGACGCCAGCAACCCTACTCTGATCCTTGTCACCGGCGGCGCGACCGGCGAGCTGACGGCCACGGTCGATGGCGATGACGCAGGGCCCGTGGGCTACGCCGACACCTTCGAGAAACAGATCAAGGTGCTGTGCGTGGATATGTCGCCGGGTTTCCTGGTCAGCAACCTCGACTTCTCCGGCCTCGGCGCCTCGAGCGCGCTGGTGACCAGCTGGTATCGTGGCATCGATCCGATCGCCGCGCTGGAGGCAGTGCATTCGCTTTGCGTGTCGATCATGGCACATGCGGCCGCCGTCTCGGACACCCAGCTCGACTTCGACCTGGTGGACCTGTCAAGCGCGGCGGCCGTCATCGGTACTTTTGTCCGCGACGGCTCCGGCGACGCCGGACGGGATCATCATGTCGTTGGCCGTCGTCGACCTCGGAGCCCCACCCTCGGAGCTCAGGGTCGGATACGCGCCGGCCTACTCCACCTTGACTGAGGGCGAGATTGCCGAGGCAGCTTGGCCGCGTGAGGCTGATTTCGTCCGGGCTGAGTATCGCTGGGCGGTTCAGGCGGTGGCGGCGGTCGCCGATTGGCCGCTGTCGCGGGGCGCCGCGACCGGCGAGCCGCCGGAGATTCCGACTCACCTCGTGAATCGAGCCGCCGCCGAGGCGCAGGCTGTCGCCAGGGCGACCGCGGCGCAGTCGAAGGTCGTCACCGTGAAGCTGAGCGAGCTTCCCGCGGGCCTGGCGATCGGCTCAAAACTCTCCCTGGCCTACGACCGGCACGGCTTCGACGAAGGCGTGACGGTCTGGGTGGTAGGCTTCGCTCTCAACGGCACCACCGGACTCGTCGAGGTCGACGCGGCAATCCCCCCACTATGAGCACACCCAATCCGATCATCGGAGGCCTTCCGAACCACGTGGCCGAGGGGCTCTCCGAGGTGGTGATGTCCGCGAGCTCGGAAGCCAACGCGCGGACGTTGGTTGCGAATTTGCGCAACCCGGCGAGCCACCGGCCTTGGATCTCGGCCTCGAGCTCGCCGATCGCCGACGCCTCTTTTCAGTGGCACTACGGCGGCGCCAGTCGCTCGGCCGATCACGTCGGGCTCTTCGGCGTCGACCTTCCTTTCGATTCCGATTTCCAGCTCGAGCTCTTTGGCGGTCAAACGGTGGACGTAGGTGATCCGGTCTACGACTCAACTCGACTCCCGACGTGGTATCCCTACTTCACGCCGGGGGCCGGTGGCGGGACTCTTCCCTGGGGGCAGTTCATCTGGGGTGGTCGTGCTCCTCAAGACGTACTGCAAAACTTTCCGCGCAACATCCTGATCCCGCTACTCGCCGCCGACGGACTGAGCTTGCAACCGATCCAGCACGCCTCGGGCCGCTTCACCTTTCGGACGGCCAATCCGGTGACCAGCCAGACCTACTGGCGGGTCAACTATCTCGACGTCTCTGAGGCTTGGATGAGCTCTTGCCCCCCGGCCTGGGGTAGAGAGCGAAACGGTCGAGAATGGACATTGTCGGAACGCGGCCCTGCCGGTCACTTCAAATCAACGGCCAGGGGCTACTCGCCGGGACACAGCTTCGGCTTCAACTCCCTGACCTTGACCGAAAGCCTACATCGCGTCGAGCGTCTCAACGCAGCGATCGGCACCGTATCGCCGCTCGTGTTGATCCTCGAGCCTCACCACCCGGAAAACTTCTGGCGTGACGCGGGGCTCTATCGGTTGAACAGCCTGATCAAGGCATCGGTCCAACCGCGCTGGCGATTCGGCCGACCCGTCTGGAAAACCAACAAGCTACAAATGGAGGCTTGGTCATGAGCTACTTCCGCACCAGCATCGCCTGCGCGTTTCTGCTACTCCTGCGCTTTTTCGTTGCACCTGCACCTGCGGTCGCGCAACTGTCCGCGACGCTCGAGAACAGCCAGGCTTCAGGGCCGTCCTTCTGCACCTACGCGGAGGCCAACTTCAGCGGCACGGCCTACGCGAGCACCGGCCCGTGCACCGGGTTTCTGCCCGCGATGCAGGACATGGCCCAGCATGTGGCCAACGCCTGGCGCGGGACGTCCCTGACAACTCACAGCTGCACGGCCACCTCTAAAGCCTTCACGCTGTCGAGCGGAGGCGCGGGTTTTGGGGCCGGAGCGCCGGCGCGCATAGTGGAGACGGCGGTTTCGACCGAGGTGATGGACGGCCAGATCACGGCCTGGGATCCGGTGGGCCTCATCGTGACGATCAACGTCACGGGCGTCAACTGCACCGGCTCGGCCGCCGATTGGCAAATCTACCTGGCGAGCTTCGAGAACGTCACGGTGTCGACGCCGGTCTCCATCGCCAACGGCGGCACCGGCGCCACCGACGCGGCGACCGCGCGAACCAACCTCGGCGTGCTCAGCTCGCCGGTAGCGGTGGCCGACGGCGGCACCGGCGCCACCGACGCGGCGACCGCGCGGACCAACCTCGGCGTGCCCTCAAACGAGGGCGGTGCCGTCTTCAACGACGCGGGCGGAGATTTCGACTTCAGAGTCGAAGGCGACACCCAGCCCAATCTGCTGGTCATAGACGGAGCACTCGAGGCGATCGGTATTGGAGAGATAGCTCCGGAGTCCCTGGTGCATATCAAAAAGGCCAGCGCCGGCGTTCACACGCCCGTCGGCGGGACCGTCCTCTTGGTGGAAAGCGACATCAACGCTGCCATCGAGATCGCCACCGCGGACACGTTTGATTCGAGCGTCCGCTTCACCTCGACCGACGGCATCGGCGCGGAAGTCGTTTGGTCGGACAACACCGAAAGCTTCGATCTGATTACGAGAACCGCCGGCGCCAAGACCCGTTTCTACACGAGCACCACGCTGCTCGCGATGACGATCGCGAGCGATCAGGAGGTGGGTGTAGGCGTTATCTCACCGGCGAGCAGACTTGATGTCGCGGACACCTCGGTCGCCGACAACGTCTTGTTGCTCACCGACGACTCCGGCACCTGCGAGGCTCAGCCGGCGACCGGCTCGCTCACCTGGAGCTGCTCCTCCGATCGAGCCCTCAAGAGCAACATCAGAGAAGCCGCGCCGGCCCTCGAGCGTCTGTCTCGATTCCGCGTTCGAGACTACGTCGAGCGGGCGACGGGTCTGCCTCAGACCGGGGTCATCGCCCAGGAGGTGGCGGTCGACGCACCGGACCATTTCGTCAAAAACGATTCCGGTCTCATGGCCTCGGCTCCGAACGCCTGGGTTCTGATCAAAGCGATTCAAGAGCTTCAGGCCGAGGTCGTTGCCCAGGCGGCTCTGATCGGCGATCTCCAGAGGAGAGTCGAGAGATGAGAGCCTCGGCCGCGGCGCTCGCCGCGTCGATCTTCTTGGCTTCCGTCGCCGGCGCCGAGACCTACCGGGCCTATGACATCGAGCTCTATCGATCCACCCAGCCGTCGACCGCCGAGCCCTGGGTCTGGCTGGCCAAGACCGGCGGCGATGTCGCGGCCTACGGCAAGGCCAAGGGCAAGACGAGCGCGACGGCCGCGGCCAAAGACGCGATCGACATCGTCCTGGATGAGACCCACGTCGGGGTCGGAGACGACCTCGGAGACCACACTGCCACCACCAACATTCTGCTCAACGGAGAATGGCTTTCTGGCGACGGCGGCGACGAAGGGGTTTTCGTCGACTCAGCCGGCAACGTCGGCATCGGTACCTCCACCCCCCAGTCGAAGGAAGACGTAGAGGGCGGCCTCGCTGTTGGTGCCACTTACTCCGGCACCACGGCGGCACCGACGAACGGGGTGATCGTCGAGGGGCGCGCAGGCTTTGGATCTAATGCGCCCGAAACCAACGTGCACATCTCTGAGAGCAACTTGAACACCAAGCCAGCGCTAGAGATCGAGCAGCTCTCAACGGGCGACGCCGCGTTCCAGCTCTCGATCGCCGGCGACGCTTGGGCCTTTGGAATCGACAACTCGGACTCGGACGACAGCCTCAAGCTTTGCTACGCCGCGGCCGCAGGGACCGCCATCCTCGGGACGGGCTGCTTTCTCGACATCGCGCCTAACGGGCAGGTCGGATTCGGAGCCGCTGGGACGTTTCGGCTCGAGGCCAAGGGGACGCTGGGCGGCGGCTACTTTGGTCTGACCAACTCGACCTCGGGAGACGTCTTCAAAGTAGACGGCTCCGGACAGGTCAGCATCGGAACGATCACCGCCTCGGCAAACCTCGACGTTGACCAGGGGACCGGTCGCGGTATCATCGAAATCGACGGCTCGACCGGTGGCTGCCTCAAAATTCGCGACACCGACGATGCCGGTTTCACATACTGCACCGCCCTCAATGGAGTCCTATCGTGCTCAACATCCGCTTGCTGACCGTCTCGATCCTCTTGGCATCGCCCGCGGCCGCCGACCCGTGCTGCATCGTCAACCGCCCGGCTATGGTCATGGCGACGAGCTCGAGCCTATTGCTGCCGGAGCACCCGGTGGTTGATTGTCGAGCCTCTTCCTGTGACATCGACCTACCGCCGCAGTGGGAAGGCCTCGACTGGACCATCGGTGCTCTTTGTCGGCCGCTGTCCGCCGCCGACGACTGCGACCCGGCGCAGGTCGAAGCTGTCGAGGATTCCGATCCGACAGCCAAACGAATCGGCTGCTGCAACTGCGCTGAGCCGGATCCCGGCGACCCCGGCTGCGCTCCTTGTGAGGAGGGAGAGGTGCGCGATGTCGATTGTTTCCCATGCACCGTGGTTGCGATCTGCGGGCGTTGCAACCCGCAGGGCACTCCGCCTACGGCCGAGGTCTTCGTTTTCTGCCCACCGACGCAAACGCAGGCCGCGGTCTCTCCCCAGCTGCCGGTCGAGACTCTTGCCGTTTGGAGGCAAGATCAAGATCTGAAGGCAAGGTATTGAACGACGAGCACCCGGAGATTGCTGCCCTAGATCGCGTCGAGAAATCCTTCCGGGAGGCGGCAGACAGAAGCGTCCGCAAGGTCGAAGAGCTGAGAAAACACTTCGACGAGGAGCGCCTGCGAGCAGAGGAGCGCGAGGAGACTCGACTCGAGAAGCTCGAGGATCGCTGGTCAGAACGTGACAAGGAGCTGCGAGGGGACTTCTCGCGCCTGTCAGAGCGAGTCTCGGAGGCGTTGGCCAACAAGGAGGTCATCGCCCGAACGCTCGCTGTGTTGACCAAAATCGTGAAAGCGATGGAGGATCTGGGCTCCGTGAAGGAGAAGGTCGCGACCCACGACTGGCTGCTCAAATTCCTTTTGCTGGCGATCACCCTGGCAGCTCTTGCCCAGGGGCTAGCGCGCATCTATTTCACGAAACCTTGAGGAGAGGCCATGTCCGAGAAGCTAGGGACGGTCCAGAACATTCGGAAAGCGCTCAATGGCAGCACGGCGAAGCTGATCTCAATCGCCTTAATCGCTGTTCTGGGCGGCGGGCTTGGCGTCGACGCCGCCAACGACTGGCGCCTGGAAATGGTCGAGAGGGTCAAAGGGCTAGAGGACGCCCGCGAAACTGACGCGGTGATCATCAAAGATCTGAAGACGTGGCGCGACAACTGGATCAAGAGCGGCGCGCTCCCTATGGACGATGATCAGAACGAGGCGATCTTGGAGCTTCAGGCCCATGCCGAGGTCGGCACGCGGTTCACCGGCGAAGACGCCCTCGTCACCGCGCCCTGCATCATCACCAGCGCCAAGGCCGTGCGTCGCATCATGCTGGATCGTCGCTCAGGGTCTCAGGAGCACCACCAGGACATTCTCGAGAGCCTGAACCGCTGCATCGCTGTTGTCGAGGATCAGTTGGTTCAGTTACGGCGCCGGCGGGTCGGCGTACCTTGAGGCGAAGTGCTAAGATGATTCCGCTATGGCAAAGAGCTTCCTTTCGTTGGATGAACGGATCCGAGGACTGCTCAAGAGAGTCCGAGGCGGGCTGGATATCAACGAGGCCCTGATCGAGCTCGAGCGCCTAGTTGAAGACGAGAGGAAGCGCCGGCGTCAGACCGCGCGGCTGCTGCGCATCGCAGCCCTGACAGCCCGATTCCCGTGAAAACCTTCACTCTCTGCGTCGCATCTCTGGCCGCCGCGGGAATAATCTGCGCGGTGATCGCCGGCGACCTCGAGCGGACAAACGAGGCGGGCGTGCCCCGATTCGTGCCGGCGATCTTCGGATCCCTGGCCCTGCTCCTGATCTCCGCGGGCTTCTGGCGATGTCGTCGCGGCTGCGCTCGACCTCTCGCCGGTCTCTACGAGGTTCTGGCCGCGGCCTACGCGACCGGCGCGGCGCTCGGCGGACGGGTCGGACTCCAAGCGCTGCTCGACGTTCATCTTCCTGTGATCGCGCCGCTGGCGATCGCCGCCGGCGCGGCGCTCTACGTGCTGACGCGATTGGCTCGAAGCGGCCCGTCGAGGGCGATCAGGGCGACAGCCGGAGCCTCGGCCCTCTCGCTGCTCGCGGTTCTGGCCGCGATCTTCGCCGGGCCGCCTTCATCGGCGCCGGCGGCCGCGGTCTTGGCCGCGATCATTTGGGCCTCGGTGGCCTCGATGACCGGGTTGCTCCTCGCGGCCTTGCCGCGTGCTAGAGTGGCTGAAAGGAGATCAACATGACGCCAGAAATCGCCGCAATCATCCTCGCCGCCGCCGTCGGCCTCTACCGGAAAATCGATTGGCAAAAGGAGGATACAGCCGGTTGGATCCTGAGATGGTGCCAGTCCGGAATACGGCCTTTGCTACTCAAGTATCCGGGCCTCGACGCTTTCAATGCACCGAGCGGCGTGGAGGCGGTCGCCGACCTCGAGCGACAACTGCTCAGGGTGGTTCCCGAGTTGGTAAAGGTGGATGCGCGCGTCAAGGTCGCCGATCTGGAGGAGTTCAACGCCGTGCTCAGAAAGAGCTCCACCTGGCTCTGCGAAGACAATTTGACGGCTGACGATCCCCGAGCGCCGGCCCTCAGAGCCGCGGGCCTGATCGAGTAGGGGGTCCAGCTAATTTCTCGCTGGGCTCGAGAGTAGAATACGTTGCTTCTTTTCTCGGTAGCCGCCCTTCGCCGCCTGCCGCATTCTCTCTCCCGATTCCTCCTCAATCAGCCGCAGCTCCTCGCATGCGAGGCACTCGCGGCCAGAATTCCGGCACTTTCCCCGGCAGTATCCAACGTCCTCTTCGGATTCGAGCCCTTGGACTTCGTCGACCAAGCGAGCCGTTTCGAGGTAACGAGCGCGGCTCATCTTGCAGCGCGATGCCGCCGCGTCCACCCAGTCGGTCGGCGAAACCAAGCCGCAAGCTATGCACCACCAGCCGCCGTGTGTGCCGTATCTGGGGATCATTGATCCGCAGGAGCACATGGCTCTCCTTCCTCGAGCTTGCAGTGAAAGATCATCGTCTCGGCAACTCGATGTAGGAATGGATCGGCGGGCCGGGCCGCGAGTCGAAGATGACGATCGCCGTCCCCCTGAAGAAAGAGCGCCCGAGCTCTTTTCCCTCCGCGGATCGGAACCAGACCCGGCCCTGGAGGAAACGGATCTCGGAGGCGCCGGCCGCCACCTCGCGATGCCACCATCCGGTTGACGGGTCGCTGGGTAGGACCATGACGACGGTCTCCCGCTCGAAGAGCCGGGCTCGCCGCGTCCAGGTCGGAAGGTCGGAGTAGGGAGGGTTGCAGAAGACGGGGCCGGGCGCCCAGGGCTCGAGCAGACCGTTATACCCGAGATCTCGAGCCAGGCCCCGGGGCGCGAGCTTGTTGCTCGATGTGCAGGCCGCATCGAGTCGGAAGTGGAATTCTGCGTCCAGGGCCCGGTATAGCCTCGGCGGCGTTCTGAACTCGTCGCCGTTGGGCTTGAGTTTCTTCATTCGACGAATCCGATCTTGAGACTCTCGCTCCCGGCCATCGGCTCGACGGAGGTGGCCTCGATCCAATCGAAGTGGCAGACGCCGCCGTCCCAATGCTCGACAAAGTAGCGCGCGGTCGGCCCGGATCGAATCTCTACCGCGACCACAGCGGCCTCAATCTCTCCGAGGACCAATCGGACTCTCGACCCGGGCGCGATGACTTTCATGACGGTCGCCTGACGCCGGCGAGGCCTGTGGCCCTCAGATCACTCGATACCGTTGCCAGGGAGGCGCCGACGTCGGCGACGATGGCCTTCAGGTCCCAATGCTCGCCCGCTAGCCATCTCATCCGGAGCTCGGCGACCCGAGCCCGTCGGGCTCGTCGAGCCGAAGCCGCCGGGTTGTCGGTCTCCCAGGCTTGCCGCTTTGTAGCCTCGGAGGCTCCTACAGCGGCCTCCGGAGCTCGGAGTCGAACGAAATTCCTCGACACGTCGAGCCTTCGCGCTATGGCCCGCACGCTGAGCTTCTGTGACGCGAGCTCGTGCGCCCGAACGGCGAGCCCGTCATAGTCTTTGCCGTTTCTTCGCGCATTCATGATCTCGTCGGCTCGGCTCTTATCGCGGAGCACGCCGCGCCGGCGAAGGTGCACGTTGACCCATTCTTGCGACGGCGCCGGGTCTCCGGGATGAAGCTCTTTGAGCCTGGCGACGACTCCCCGACAGCTGAGCTGCTCGTCGACGTACAGCCGCTCCGCCTCGGAAACAAGACGCACCGTGTAGGTTGGGCAGGTTCCCATGTGCCCGGCCTCGCAAAGTCTCTTGTATGCCCATGTTTTCCCGACGTGGCCGGCGGCCGCGGCCCGCGACAGGGAGCGGCTTCGCTCATACTCTCGCAGCACTCGAGACCTGTGCCAGGCTCCGTATCGACGACGTCGACCCATCACGCGGCCCTCGCGGTCAGTGCCCGGTAGATCGCCTCGCCGACCGCCAGGGAGGTGGCGGCCGCCGCCTGGCTCTCGGGATCAGCGCCGCAGGCCTCGAGCGCTCCCTGAATCGACAGGCCGTCGAGCTGTAACGATGCCGTGACCTTCGCTGCGATAAGCTCGAGGGCGGCCTGCTGCGCGGTCCCGGGGTAGTAGGGCCAGTCGACGGTGCACGGCCGGTCTTGGCCGATGCGGTGGATGCGACCGTTGGCCTGGCGGTAGGTGAAAGCCGAGTAGTCTGACTCGTACCAGAGCGTGCGACAGAAGCTGACGAGGTTGTTGAGCCCGGTGCGGACGGCGACCGGATTGACCAGCATCACCGAGCATTCTGGGCCGTTGATGTGCTGATCGATCCAGGCCTCCCGCGTTCTGGCCGAAACGCTGCCGGCGTTGAGCCACTCGACCTTGACCCCCAGCTCTTTGCGTAGCATGGACCGGAGCCGATGCGCCAGGTGAGCGGTTCCCGTGTGCCGGAGGAAGACCATCGTCCGATCGCCGGCGGCCAGCGACTCTCTCAAGCTCTCGACGAGGAAACGCTCTTTAGGCGTCCGGATCGAGGCCGGGAACTGCCGACCGACTGCCAACACTGGATCTTCGATGTCGCACCCGTCGGTGTAGGCGATCACGAACTCCGGTTGGTCATCGGTACACCGATCCAGATAGGACGGCAGCTCGAGCAGCTGCCCCAGGAGCTTGCCCTGGAGCGGTGTGAACATATCCCTTTTGATCGCGCTGAGTAGCTCGGTCTCGAGCCGTCGATACTCCTCCATGATCTCGCGGTCGAGGTCGGTATCCAGGTCGAGAGGGTGTCTCAGCTCGGACATCGGCGGGAGCTCTTCCTCCAGATCCGTCTTGTGGATCGTGGCCGCGATCGGCAGCAGATGATCCATGAGGAAGGCCGGCAGGATGCCCGGCGCCTCGCCCAACCGCCGAGCTCGGCAGCTGGTTTCTCGATCCGACTGGCTGCCGAAGTCGACGTCCTCAACCTTCACGCCCTCTCGAGGCTCGTAGAGCGTCTTGCGGTAGCCGTAGCGATCGACGAAGGCCGCGACGTCGCCGCGGTCGAAGGTCTCGCGGAAGCGGGCACTGGCCGCCCAAAGATTGGCGAAGAGCGAGCTTGCATACCCTCCCATGAAGGATCCGCTCAGCAGCAAGGTCAGCTTACCGAGAGCGAGCAACCGCTGCGCGGACTTCGACTGCGCCGAGCCCTGGTTGTTGTTCTCGTGCGCTTCGTCCAGAGCGAAGAGGTCGAATCGTTCCGGGTAGCGGCGGACGATCGCCTTGGACAACGGGTAGCGTCGAGGCCCGGAGATCGCATGGAGCATCTCGTCGCACGGCTCGCTCTCACTCCAACTGGCAAGATTCCAGAGCAGGTCGAGCGCTTTCGAGAGATCCTCTCCCGCGCCCGGCGGGCCGGTGGCCGGCGCCGAGGCGAAGGGCCCATGTCCAATCGAGCAGCCGGTCATCTCCAGGGCCGCACTCCGGATCATCTGAACCCGCTGGCCGTGTCCGTGCTCGACGCCCCCCATGCCCCTGAGCTCGACGCCCACCGGGTCGCTCGAGCCCAGGAACCGGGCCAGGCTCTTGACGATCGCCAGCCGCGGGTAGAGCTCGCCATAGACGTCTAGCGACTCCTTGACCAGAAGCCCGGTAACCGTGGCCAGCGTCCGGCGCAAAACGCCGGCGACGGTTGACGAGTCGGGCGTGACGCTCTTCTGCTTCCCCAGATGTCGGAAGCCCTCGACAACGGCCCGCACCGTCTCGTCCGTCGGGATCAGACCGCGAGCGGCGACCGACAGCCGCTCGACGTCCACTGCCTCGGCGTTCTGCGGGCGCAGGGTGGTCGCCGTGCATCGCAGGCGGCGGCGAGCGCAGACCACGGCCTCTTTCGGTAGCCCAGCGCCGCACCGCGGGCAATGATCGACGGACAAGGGCTCGACCGTCGACCCGAGCTTGGCCTTCTCCCGGCTGAGGATGTAGATCTCGGCGTCGGCCTCGAGATCGGAGATCGACGTCACTTCAATCGCCCGCCAGCCTGGGAGCACGGCGGCCGCCTGATCAAGCCACGACGACACGAGGTGAGGCGGGCACTGCACGAGCATCCTGCGTACCGTGGGAAGCTCGCCGGCTCGGTCGAATCCCAGGCTCTGGAGCTGGGCGACGGTCGCCGCTCGATTGTCGGCCGAGAGGGCGTTAGCGACCTCGAGCGTCACTTGAGACTTCCCGGTGCCGACCTCTGCAACCACAAAAACGTTCTCGAGGCCGGATCCGGCCGCTGCGATCTTGAGCGTCGCCTGGATTGCGTGAACCTGGCAGCGGTAGGCGGGCCTGGCGGTAGGCGGTAGCTCGATTCGATCGTCGGGCTCGGCCGGCGAGTGGAGCGGCGGGAACTGCCGTCGCATGAGATCGGCCAGCCCGTCGCTGTAGCAGGCGAGAATGTCGGCCGCGTTCATCTCCTCAAGCACCTCAGCGCCGCTCGGCGCGGCGCCGGGCACCGGGCTGAAATAGTTGTAGGTGTCGAGGCGCAGAGCGCAGAGCGACAGCCGTGGCTCTTCGACCCGGGTACTCGAGCTCTCCCCCGCCTTGATCTCTACGCTCTCCCTCGAGAAACGCCCCTTCAGCAGCAGGGATGGATAGCGGTCGGGATCATTGGGCTCGAGGCGGTGTCCGTTGAAGACGCCGGAGGCAACGGCCAGAGCGAGGTGCGCGGGCCGCGGGGGCATGGCCGTCGTATAGCTTCTGCCGATGAGATCGTCGAGACTGAGCCCTGGGCCGATGCCGGTGGGCGGGGTCCAGGCGTCGATCGTCGCCCTCAGATCCGCCTGGAGGATTTTGCAACCTTCGAGGCCGGCGCGCAGATCGCGATCGAAGGTGTCTGTCAGCTGAACCCGAAGAGGGTTCTGGATCTTTTCCGGCAGAGGCCAGAGGTGATCGGGATCCGCCCAACTCGCGATCAGCGCCTCGGCCTCGACCCGGGTCTCTTCACTCCGGCAGGGTGATCGCCGGCGTCGAGCGTAGAACGCCACCTGGCTGTAGTCGGTGAACTCGGGCTCCGGGAACTTCCAGCATCGGTGATCGCGATAGTGAAGGGCCAGGGTGCGCGCGCTGGCCGGCAGCGAGGTCGCCGGCACGATGAATAGGAGCACGCCGCCCGGCGCCAGGGCCTGTGTGAATCGCTCGAGGAAGCGCTCCTCCAGACGCTTGTGCTCGCGGTCTTGATCGTAGGGCGGATTGAGATGGAGGACGTGCGCGCCCTCGTATCTCGAGTCCCAGGCCAGGGAGAAGGCGTCGCCCTCGATACATCGGCCACGGCCATGGAGCTTTCGTTGACAGGCCGCGGCCCTCTCCTTCTCCATCTCGCAAGCCAAGATCTTGGGCCGTAGGTCTTCGCAGTCTTCATACCAGAGTGCCCGAAGCGCATCGATCGCCTCGCCGTCGCCGGCGCACGGATCGAGCAGGACCAAGCCGTCTTGGTCGGGTAGCTCAATCCCAGAGGCTAAGCTGCTGAGAAGCCGGGCCGGGGTGGGGTAAAATCCGGCCAGGGCTTGGCTCTCGAATCTTGCCACGTTCAATATCCTCCTCGAAGTAGAGCGCTGTCTGAGTCTTGATCAGCTCCTCGATCTGGCCGTGACTCGCTCGGCAGAGCGTTGGCCGCTCGAGGCCGGGGATCTGTTGACCCGGGAAGATGCCGACCTTCGACCCGTAGACGATATTGGTCAGAGGCGTCAGGAGCTTCTCCTCGAGGGCGGCGGCGACCAGCTGCCGGTGGAAGCCGATATCCTTGACCAGCGGAAGACCGGTTCTCCGATCGAGGTAGGCGGTAGTCACCGCCGAGGTCGCGACCTCGATGGCTTCTTCGTCCGGCAGATCATCGCCGAGCAATTCGCGCGCCGCCGGGACCTGAGACCTCACCCAGGCGGTCGACGGCGCGGCGATGAAGTCGATGCGCGGCTCCTCGGTTGACGGCGGATCGAGGTCGAAGAGCCGCGGCAGGTAGGCGGTGACCACCGCGGTGTCTCCGGGCCCTGGAGCCTGGAGGAATCTGAACCGAGCCGAGCGCGGGATTTCGAGCTGCTCTTTCCCCCATCGGTCCGTCTCCTTCATTCGTCGGATTTTCCGCCCGGTTCGCACGTTGGCCTGAAACGCTCGGCACTCCTGAGTGGTGCCGGTGAAGGCCAGCCAAACGGGCCGGAGGCAGGTGTCGGAGGCTCCGCTACCGAGTTCCCAAAGCCGGTTGGCGATGATGTAGCCGATGAGGCGCACGGAGAAGGCGCGGCTCTTGCCGCTGTCGTCGTTGGCCTTGGGGCAGACGATGAGGCGATCCATCAGCTGCTGGACCCAAAGAGAATGACCGGGGCGTCGGGATCTCTGTAGTCCGGCCAATGGTTGCGGCAACCCCATCGGCCGCATCGACGATCGGGAGCGACGTGCTGGGCCTGGACGGTCTTTCCGATGAAGAAGTAGCCTCGACAGGCCGCCCGATGCCTCTCGCTGTCGCTCTCGAGGTGATAGCGGCCGTGGCCGTCGGCGGTGATCAGACCGGCTCGAGCGGTCATAGGATGTTCCTCAGATCGATCAGACGCGGCCCGCCCGGCCGATCCGTCTCGGTCCAGCTCACGATCGAATTGAGCGGAGTCGGCCTGGTTGTGCACGGCGATGCGGTGGATGAAGACGTCGCACTCGATGCCCGAGGCGGTGACTCCTTTCCAGTGGCGGACGGGCACGCCGTCGATCTCCGTGGTGTTGCTGGTCGATATGATCTGGATCTCCATTCCGCTCTCCTTATTCTCGTGATTCCGCAGTGTTGCTCGAGGGGATCAACTCGGCCTCTACCTCCATCGGACCCGGTGGCAACGCCGGCGCTGATAGCTGCTGCCAGCCGCGGTATTGCTCTCCGCTCTTCGACGCGCCGTAGCGATCGACGGCCCGGAGGGCGGTGAGCGTCAGGCTCAGGGCCCGGAGGTTTGCCGTCCAGGAGTCGTAGGTATCGCAGGGCATCGCGATCTCGCCGTGTTTCCCGTTGAAGAAGAGAACCACGCCCGGGGATTTCGGCCTGGCGATCTCATGTTCCTCGATCTCGAGCTTGATCTTTACGTCGTAAACCTCTATTTGCTTGAGCCTGGTCTTCATCGGATTCTCCGGCTGACCCTCCAAAGCGGAATCGGCTCCTTTTGGCCGACGGGGACGAAGACCCGGACGCCGTGCTGGCGGTAGCTGGCGCCGGCCGCCTCGTACTCTTTTCCGTCGAGGGTCACGACCACTGCTCCCCGGGGGAGGACGTCGTCAGGTCCACGGTCAGTTCTCATCTCTGTCAGCGTGTCCATGCTCGCTCCTCTCTATGGTGAAAGGCGCTCGGCTGGTCTCCGACGCCGAGCGCCCGGGTGGCGGGAGTTCGGGACGGTGGGAAGATCCCTCGGCGACCGGAGAGGGCGTGTCAGGCGCCCGCCGTCGAGGGTTGGATTCAACGCTCCAAGATTCCTCCACTCGAGGCGTTGAGTTTTCACGCCACTCCTCCGAGCAGCGATCCTTGACGCGGCGGCCGAGGCGGGTCGCCGGTTTTCTTGCGCTTCGGCGTCGGCTCGACGTCGGCGCCGTAGTGGATCATGAGCTCCCGCATCCGCCAGTAGCGCAGGCGAGAGCCGCGGCCGACGTCCTGGTGAACGCGCACCGCGACGTGCCGGGCATAGGACAGGGGCATCGAGCGCATCTTGGCGCTCGCCTTGTACGCCTCCCAGAGACCGATTCGTAGGAAATGGCACTCGGCCTCCGAGCCGTCCGGCAACTCGACTAGCCAGAGAACGCCGGCGACGTTGCCCGCCGCCGCGGCCTTGAGCAAGCCGGCCACCTGATGATCCTTGACCTGGTCGAAGGCCAGGCGCGCGGCCAGGTCGCCGGTCTTGGCCGCGAACCTTCCCTGCGTCCGCTTGCACTCGAGGGCGAAGACAATTTGCGGGGAGATGCCGAGCGGCGCCGAGGGACAAAAACAGCCGGCGGCCGGCGCCGTGACTAGGAAGTCAAACGGGTATTTCGGGCTGAATCGCGTGTTGCTACCCGGGGCCTCGTTGTCACCGCCGAACCACGTTGCGGGATCCGGGAACTTGTAGCCCCAGACGGTCGCCGACCGGACGGGGGAGGCGAGGGGCGGCAGAGACCGTCCCACCTCCTCCTGAAATATTCCTCCGGGGCCCTTGGCCATCTCTCTACTCCGGCGGCTCGAGCGGCACGCCCGGATCAGTGACCCTGGCCGCCCTGGCCTTGTCGATCGCCTCGATGCAGGTCTTCCGATGCTTGCCGGCGAAGGCTCCGGGCTTCCCGGTCTCCGTCTCCGTCAGCTTGCGCAGGGCCGGCAACGACATGCCCGTGAGGTTCTCTTCCGGCGCGGGCGCGGGCGCGGGCATCGGCTTGTGTTCCTCGAGAAGAGCCTTCTCTTCATCGGTCAGGACATTGGGGGGCACCTCTTCGTCGCCGGCGATCGGCTCGCCATCCTGGTCGACGTACTCCGCGTCGATCTCATCGCCGTCGGCCAACTCGATCTCGGCGTAGGCCTCGAGGACGGCCGGCGGTACAGCGCCTACGTTTCCTTGGGTGAAGGACATCACCTTGAGACGCTCTTCGGAGGCCCACTCAGCAATGTCCTCGACCGGAACGGCGAAGCCCAGATCCAGGAGCCGATCGGCGAGCACGGAGGGATGGAGCGTCATCGAGTAGGCGTCCAGACCCTCCGGGAGAGGCTCTCCGGTGGCGGCAAAGTGCCGAATCTCCTCCCAGGGCACCATCGTCAGGTCCGCCAAGACGGTGGGCCGGACGTGAAAGCAGCGGCTCAGGAGCTGAGTCGAGAGCTCATGGTCATCCAGAGCCGGCTCGGCGTCATCCGGGCCGATGATCGAGATCGAGGCCAGTCCATCGGACTCGGGCGCCGGCGGTACGTCGACCTCTGACCCCAGAGCCTGGCGGCGCTGGGCGTCGGCCCAGGACACGGCGCGATCACGGAACTCGGAGCCCCACTCGGCGACGGCCTCCGCCGCGGCGTAGTAGCCGAGAGCGGCCAGCAGCAGCGCCAGCGCGGAGTCGTCACCGAGGTCGAGCTCCAGGTCCGAGAGGATCTCCCGGCGCATCGACGGGACGCGATCATCGACTGGGGGTGCGGTCTCTGGGTCTTCTCCGCCGAATTTCCCGGCGGCCTCCGGCATGCCCGGCAGAGCCGCTACCAACCGCGGTGTCTTCGGCGTCTTGCCGGCGATCATCCCTTCGCACCACGCCGCGATCTCTTTGCGCTCCGAGGCGGTGAGACCGTCGATCGCCTCAACGCCCGGCCATGCGCGGTTCGGATCCGCCTCCCAAAGCAGGGAGACGATCGCCGCGGCTGGCGTTTCGTCGGACGATTCCGGCTCGGCCCGGCGGCCGGCGTCGTTACGATCGACGGTGGTTTTGAAGAAGCCCTCCACCATCTCGCGCAGCTCCCCGTGGGTTACGGCGTGGTCGTGCTCGCTGCCGGGAAACAGCGGGCCGGTGACCGTCGCCTCCTGATCTTCATCGGCCTGGAGATAGGCGGCGAGCAGCCGGCGCGCGCAGTGTGCAGCGGCGGCAATCGCCGTCTGCATGAAGGTCTTAAACGAGCTCATCCAGAGCGTGGGAAGAGGAAGATCGAAGGCTTCGACCTCCGTCTCCAGGCCGATGACCGTGTCGGTCAGGGCCATGATTTCCTGCAACGTGTTCTTCTTCTTCGCCATTCTCGAATCCTCCAAAAGGTGGTTGACTTGCGCGTCGGCCGTCGACCGTGCTACGCTTCCTCTGACGACGGGCCTCTCCGGTGCTTTGCTCGCTCCTGGTGTCAGGCTCCTGTGTTCTCGATCCGATCCGGCCTCGCGGCGCAATCCGCGAGGCCGGTGTAGTTTTCAGGCGGCGGCCGTCAGGATTCTCTTCGTCTCGGTCACCGCCCGCTCTTTGACGGCCGGCGGTTGATCTGAGTGCGAGATCTCGACCCAGGACCGGGCGGGCATCTCGATGACCCGGCCCGCCAGCTCCTGGAGCTCGACGGCCCGATCGTAGTTTTTGACGTCGTTCGAGGCCCGGGTGATCGCGGAGGTGAAGCCCCACTGGCTGAGGTTGCCGCCCCGGATCAAGTGCGTCAGGACGTCGTTGCTTTCCGGCTCGGTGAGGCCGAGCTGCTGGCGAGCGGTCTCCACCATGGCGGGCGGTTGGGCGACGATCGGCAGCTGGTCGGCAACGCTCATCCTGGCGCAGACCCGGGCGAAGGCGCCTTGGTCCATCGCGTGACGGAGCGCATCTCGTAGCTTGAGCAGGAAAGTCTTGTTCATGCTCTGCTGGGTGTCGGAGGCGTACTTGACCTCGCCGAAGACGTCGACCTCTTTCCCTTTCTGGCGGCCACCCGAGTGCCAGCCGCCGAGCCCGCGGCCCACGGTCATGCCGTTGGAGCAGACCAGAGTATGGATCATCGGCCGGAGCCAGACGGCGCCGTCCCCGATCTCGGAATTCTTCAGCAGGATGGCGGCGGAAACCGCCTCGCCGACCGCCACCTCGCCCTGGATGCCGGGAAAGACCACCTGGAGGTAGAGCTTGTTGCTCGTGACCTCGCAGGATTTGATGTCGATCTCCTCGGTTCGTTCGGAGAGGACGCTGAGCGCCGTCCCCAGCACCACGTCGTTATCCAGCACTCGGTAGGAGCTCGAGAGGAAGGCTCGCGCGCGACCGTCGAGGGTGCGGACCATTCGCTCTTCGGGCTGACGCCGGAAGTGGGTGTTGACCGTCTCGCAGAGGAAATCCGGCATCTCGGCCTTGAGCCGCTTGACGTAGGTCATCGGGATCTTCAGGCGCCCGGCGACCTGGGTGAGGGCGTGGGTCGTGAGGCCGAAGACCTCACCGTGACCCGCGGTGAGCCCGATGCCGCTGGATCTCGTGTCCATCACCTCGAGCTTGAGGGCGCCGCCCGTCGGCACGAGGGCCTGTTGGGATCGGGTGATCAGCTGCGGCAAGCTGCCGTTGCCCGCGGCGATTGCCTGGGGGTTGGCGATCGGCTTGGGCGGCGGTTCTTCGTACCGTAGCGCGAGAAGACGGGTGTCGCCCTTGAAATCGCGCTTCTCTTCTGCCTGGCGTTGGACCTCCGCGGACAGGTTTTGGAGGCTTCGTCCCTGGATCATGCTCGCTCCTTGTCTGAGGTGGCCGCTCGGTGCATCCGGCGACCCCGTGAGACTCGATTCTACTTTGGGGCTTTACAAATGTAAAGAGGCAAAGTAAGATCGGTGACGAAAGGAGGTCAGCACGATGAAGACTGACTTGGACGTAGACACCGTTCGGCGTGATACGGATCGGCTGATGATCGTCGCCTTCAACATGGTCAAGGGGGAGCTCGGGTGCTCTTCGGATCACGAGTTGGCGGCCAGGCTGGGGCTCTCTGCCAGCTATACTCACCATGTGACGGGGACGCGGTCCTGGCCCGCCGCCTCGATGCACAGAATCGCCGCCGCGTCCGGCAGGACGGTTGACGCCCTGCTCGGCGACGCTAGGGCATTGGCGGCCGCAGCGTGACCGTCTCGGCGGCCAGAGTGCATAGCACGGGGCTGTCGAAGATGATTGACGGCTTCGTTGCGCTCGCGACCGACGTGAAGATTCCGCAAGGCCTGAGGGTCGCGGCGGCCGTTGAGTGCGCCAACCAGGCGGCCGTCCAGGCGACGATAGATGGCCGCTTTCATCCGGTCCGGAGTTCGGGTTCCACGACCTGGCGCGAGGTGCCTGAATGGCTCGACCCCTACCCCGACCGCGGCCGACGACACCTCTTCACCCCGACCACGTTACCGACGCCTTCGCCTGACTGAAACACAAGGAGCGAGCAACATGCACATCGTCCCCCCGAAGACCGCGTCCCTTCCCTTCGAGATCGAAAACGTCGGCCCGCGCATCGGCCCAGAGGGTCAGCCGAGTCGGCTCACCGGGACTCTTCCTCCCGGCGTCCTCGAGTTTCTCGGCGGCATGGCCGCCGGCAAGAGCCATCACATTTGGGCGCTGTTGGCGGCCGCCGGCGCCGACATTCCCGACCAATTCATCGAGGTGACCCGCGGGGCCGACGTAGGCCGCGTGCGACTCGGCCCCGACTCTCTGATCATCAAGGCCGGCGAGATGCCGGAGTCCGGGAAGCGCGGACTCGCGGCGCCGGCCGAGCCGGTCGACGTCAGTCCGCTCTCCGTGCTCTTCCGTCCGGACGCCGTCGACCCGGCGGTCAGCCGGAAGCTACGTATCACCGCGTTCTTGAAACTCGCTCGGCTCGAGCCGACCCGCGAGCGGCTGGCGAAGCTCTGCGCGGGCTCGGCCGAGCTGCTCGAGTGGATCGTGGCCAAGGTCGCCGGCGACAAGAAGATCTCAACGCTCGACGTCGCGCTCAAGAGGCTGACGACCGAGGCTCACCGCCTCGCCCGAGAAGATCACGAATCCAAGATCAAGGCCGCGGCCAACGATCGCATCCGCCTGGAGGGCCGCGTCGAGCAGCTGCTGAGGGAGGCGGCCGCGCCATACGGCATCACTTGGTCGATCGAGCCGGCGGAGGAAGACGACGACGAGCAGGCTGCGGCCAGGGCTGCGGCCGTCAACCAGGCTCGCGAGCTGCTGTCCGTCGAGCCCGGCAAGGCGCCGGCCGACCTGGAGGCCGCCCGTCGAGAGTTCGGCCAGCTCGAGGCTCGCCGAGAGGCTCGAATAGCCTTTGACGCTCTACTCGCGGAGGTGGGCGAGACCGAAGAGGTCATCGACACGGCGGGCGCTGAGGCCGAGGTCGAGCGCCGACAATCCGCGGCCCAGGCGACCCGGGCGGCCGCCGATCAGGCGAACAGCCAGCGGGCGAAGGCCGACGCCTCGTTGCAGATTGCGGCCGCGGCCGTGAAGACGGCTCGAGAGCGACACGCCGAGACCGAGGCGAAAATCGACGGAATCTCTGAGGATCAGGCTGCTGAAGAATTGTTGGCTCAGGAGCTGGTGAGGAAGCTAGCGGAGTTTCGATCGCGGATCGAGGCTCTTGAAGCCGCTCAGGCGAGTGCCTACGAGGAAGAGAGCGAGCGGAGCATCGCGGTTGCGACGGCTGAGGATGCAGCGAAACTCCGCCAGGCGGTCGCCGCGGCGGCGGTCTCCGACGCCGAAGCGGTCGAGCTCGCCTCAACCGAAGCGGCTCGCGAAGCCGAGGGCGCCCGGATCGAGCTCGCCCGGCTCCAGAAGGCGCAGGCGTCCCAGGCTGAGCGTCAGCTCATCTTGTCGAAGAAGCCGGCCGACGTCGGCCCCGAAGAGAACGAGGTTGATAACGCGGCCAACGAGCTCGACAAACTGGCCATCGCCCACCGCCTCTTCGGGCTACGCTCGACGTTCGTCGATACCGATCGGGAGTACTTGGCGGCGGTCGAGCTCGAGCGCGTCGAGCGTCAGGCGTCCGACGCGCTGCGTGACGTCGCTCGTAACGCCCACCGGCGGCTCTACAAGCTGCTGACGGAAGAGGGCGGCATCCAGGGAGTCGAGATCACGGAGGAGGGCGATATCCTGATCGTTGACGAGTACGAGGGCGAGGAGCGCAAGCGCGACGTCGCGGACCTGGCGCACGTGTCGGAGGGCGAGAGAATGTCGACCTTCCTGGACATGGCGCAGCCCTACTTATCGGGCACCGGGATTCCGGTGATCCACTTGGAGGGCCGCTACTGGCGAGACCTGGATGAGACGCGCAAGCGAGAGCTCGCGGCGAAGGCCTCGAGGCGCGGCCAGTGCATCCTGACCGAGGTACCGACCGACGAGGACGACACCCGGCCCTGCTCGATCGAGACCGGTAAGTTGATCATGGTCGAACGCGAGCCGGGAGTCTGGACCGCGGACCAACGCAAACTCGGCGGCGGAGCCGACATCGAGGGATACTTTCAGTCCCGGGTCTACTACCGGCGGTTGACGGCGCCGGCCGAGGAGTCGACGTCATGACGATCAACGACCACCTGGCCGGTCTCCGGTCCCTGGCCTTGAGGCCGGCCGTTACCCTCGACCAGCTCGCGCAAGCGATCCTCGCGGATCCTCCGACCCCTCCGACCCCGCAGAGCTGCGAGCCGGTCATCGCCACGGACGAGGGCTCGCCCAACAACCTGACCGTCTTCATTCGGCAGCTGCAATATAAGAAGGCGGTGTCCTGTAGCGCTTGCGGGGCCTTCGCCCGGCGCCATTGGACGATGATCCTGCCCTTTCGAGCTGCTCTCCCAGACGGCTCGGCGTCGCCCATGATCCCGGGTCTCTGGCCGGTCTGCGAGCGCCACTCGATGCAGCCCGACCCCGTCATCTTCGACCAGGCCCTGGCCTCTTTCAAGCACCTGGCGAGGCTCTACGCCGAGGATCTCGAGCGTCAACAGCTCGGGGAGAAGAACTGATCATGTGGGAAAAACAGAACCTGGTGACTCAGTCCAAAGGCGATCAGTGGAAGTGCTCACATTGCGGCTATAAATTCTGGTCTTGTCGGTTGGGAGCCAACGACTCGACCTGCCCGAAGTGCGATTGCTTAGCCGGTCTCGAGCACCCCGTTGAGATGTCCGGGAAGCCGCTCGGCGGCTGGTACGCGCCGGCCGCGGAGAAGGCCTACGACTCTCTGGTCGAGCTTCGGGCGGCGGAGAGTTCGAGACCGTCATGCGCGGGCTGCCGAGGCCCGTTGGTCATCGTTCCTCGGACGAGGCATCCGCTCTCCGACCTCTGGAGACTTGAGCGGCAAGATGGCCTGGCGCTGATGTGCTGCGCCGGCGACTGCAAGGAGCCTTAGGGGGTGCGCGGCCTGAACTCTACGCAGCGGCGGGCCGGTGCGCTCTGTGCGGCGGAGACATGAAGAAGAGGCTCGGGTTGTCGAATAGCGCGACCCTGGAGGACGACGGACCTGGACGTCTGCCGCGGCTGTCAAATGTTCCACGGCTGCAAGGGCCATCGAGATCTCGACCGGCCGGAGCTGATCGTGGAGAGCGTGGATTGGGATCGAGAACTTAGCAAAGGAGCGAGCAAATGAACATCGACGAGGTACTCAGAAAACATAGGATTTGGATTCAAGATGGAGACGGCGGCGAGAGGGCCAACCTCAGCGGGGCCAACCTCAGCGGGGCCAACCTCAGCGGGGCCTACCTCAGCCGGGCCAACCTCAGCGGGGCCTACCTCAGCCGGGCCTACCTCAGCGGGGCCAACCTCAGCGGGGCCAACCTCAGCGGGTCCGACCTCCGCGGGGCCGACCTCAGCCGGGCCTACCTCCGCGGGGCCAACCTCCGCGGGGCCAACCTCAGCGGGGCCGACCTCAGCGGGGCCGACCTCAGCGGGGCCGACCTCAGCGGGGCCTACCGACACGAAGGCTTGGCGCTCGACGGCCGTGTTGACTGCGGCTTATCGCTGGGATACTTCTGGTTGGCCTATACCGCAAATCGCCACGCTTATCTAGAGATCGGGTGCCATAAAAACCGTCGCACGGTTCGACAGTGGCGCCGAGATCTTCCGGGTATGACTCGGGGGTACTTTGCCTCAGACCGGAAGGAGGGCGAGGCAACGATCAGGGCTCTGCTCGATTTCGTCGAGTCAACCCTTGGCGTCTCAATTCCCAGCGAGGAGAGCTCTTCATGAACCCACTCTTCGCGCCTCGATCCGGGCGCCAGGTGCGCGCCGGCGCCGGGCAGGCGGGCGACACCCTACGCGAGATCATCGGGCCGCCGATGTTCCAGGTCACCCACCGGCGACAGCTGACGGTGCCGGGGGCCGTCAAGCCGGAGATCTGGGCGGGCGAGGATCGCACGATCGCCGAGCGGTTCATCGCGCCCCTAGCCGGTGCGGTTCTGGTCGAGGGCCGGACGACTGACGGAAAAAGAATCGAGCGTGCGTACCAGCCACGAGATAAAATCGAGCTGACAGCGTCGCAGTTTTTCGCGAATGAAGAGGATCTGAGGCGCATGAGAGCCTGGATCCTCGGTGATCCAACAGCCTGGCTCTGAGTAGAGCGAGGCGGAAAAGGAGCGAGCAAGATGAAGCCGACGAGTTTTCCTCAGTCGAACGACACGCTGACCGGCGGCCCTGGCGAGAATTACGGGGTCGATCAGGAGACGGTGCCCGACCTCGAGATCTATCGAGGCACCGGCGAGGTCATATCCTGCTGGTCTTTTGACGATTGGTGGGAGCGGCTCAGCGTGCTCTTCACCGGCCGGGTCTTTCTCCGCGTCGCGGGCAAAACCCATCCGCCACTCTGGCTCGCCGGCGGCCGGGTGTTCAACTCGGGCGGTCGCAAGAAGGGTGACCGATGACCGCTCCGCGGGCTCTCCCAAAAACCCGGCCCGAGCTGAGCCCGGAGCACGCCCAGGCCCGCGCGGGGAACATCGGAGGCTCGGAGGTGGGCTCCCTCTTCGGATGGGGCTTCGAGACCAAGCTCGAGCTCTACAACCGCAAGACCGCCGAGCTCGCCGGCGTCGCGCCGGCGGCCGTCGATCGACCGACGCACTCAGAGCCGCGGCGGCCCGGAGCTCTCGATCCCCTGACCAGGGGATCGGTGCTGGAGACGGCGGTCGCCGAGCTCTTCGCCATTGAGACCCAGCTCGACGTCTACCCGCTGGTCGATGCCTACTGGCCGCATCCGACAATCGACGGCATGGGCGCCTCGCCTGACTTCGAGTTGGTGCACCCGGATTGGGGCCCTGGGATTCTGTCGATCAAGACGGCGATCTTCTGGATCTATCGCCGGTGGCAGGCTCTGTCCGAAGCGTTACACGGCGCGGGCGCGGCGGTTGAGCCGTCGATGGGCTATCAGCTCCAGGTGCAGCAGGAGCTTGCCTGCTCCCCGGGCTCGGCGGTCGAGCCCGGCGCCCCGCACACCTGGGGCTGCATCGCCACCCTCGTCGGCCTCGAGCGGCTCGAGGTCTTCCCGGCGCCGGCCAACGACCTAGAGGTGATCGGCGCTTACCGTCCGAACGAGCAGCTGGTCGGTCAGATGGCTGTCGAGATCGATCGATTCTGGGATCGCGTGCGGCGAGCCGAGCCGCCGCCCGCCGACTTCGAGCGCGATTGGGAGACGCTGGCCGCGATGCAAACGAAGCTTGGCGTCGGCGTGCACCTGGACCTCCGCCGGGACGAGGACTTCAACCGGGCGGGCAATGCCTACGTGATGCACCGCGACGAGGAGACCTACAGCCGCAAGCTCAAGGAGCTGGCCGGCGCCGAGCTCCGAGAGATCAGCGTGCGACAGGAGACGCCGGCCGCCATCTACGGCCAGGACTTCACTCTCAAGAACATCCAGGTCAAGGGCTCGAGGTGCCCGGGTTGCCGGCGGCCGCTGCGCAAGCCCTACATCATGACCAGGATCGACAAGAACAAGGTCGACAAGAACAAGGGGGCTTGATGAGAAGCGTGAAGCGAAAAGTCGACCCTCGCAAAGAGGAGCTTGCGCTCGAGCGCATAGAGCCCGATCTGGTCTCAGCGATCGACGCTATGAAGAGTGTCGGGAAGATGACCTGGGAGCTCGACGAGCACCCGGCATCGACTCCGGCCCTTTCCGAAGGCGACCGGGTCAGCATGCCGCCGATCGGGAAGCACACCGAGCTGGGAGGCTACGCTCGGGGGAGCCGTGGCCGCGACTGAGGCGGAGGCACGTCAGGTGGAAGTGTGGAAAAAATCTCGCGCCGGTGAAGAAAACGGCGCTATAATCGGAAACGCCAGACCGGTCGGAGGGGAAGCCGAGCGCCTATTCCGGGCTCTCGCATTCTTCCGCCGGCTCTGGAGCGAGCTCGACGGGCTGCAAAAGGGTCTGACCCCAGACCCGGATTTTGACGGCCTGGTCAACGACGTCAGGGTGCTCGACTACGAGACCCTGATCAGCCGATTGCGGGAGTCTCCCGCGGTCGAATCAACCACCACCCCTGGATCAGGGGTAGACAGGAGCGAGTGATGGACGACAAGAAGAGCGCCGGCGGAGCCGGCAAACAGGCAGGACTTCCGACGACACCACCTCTGGCATCGCCGCAGACCGGCAAGGAGACCGCCTCGAGCGGCTCATCGGCGCCGGCGGCCGCCGGCCAGGCCAGTCAGGCGATCGATGCGACCACCCTGCCCGCCGTCAGGAACCTTCCGCCGATCGAGAGCCTGGAGCTCATTCCCGAGGTCGAGGAAAAGGAGCTCCAGCA